GCGTACTTGAAACGAGATTTTAGACTTTTCCGTTCTAAGCATTCACATTCGATAGCAACATCAACATATTTTCCTTTTAGAAATTCAGATGGCTCTTTAATGAATGTGTACCCTTTATCACCACATATTTCACAATCAACCGATGGTTTGAGCGAATCCTCTCCCGCTGGTCGGTTGGATTCCTCTGCCAGTGCCTTTTTGTGCATAACTTCCGCTCGCTTCATTAAATCCTTCATTATGTCCCCCAGTTTTTCCATTACCTTTCGCCCCTTTGTTTTTAAACTCTGTTTCTGATGATTCAACATCTGCTAAAGTACGAATATTATTGTTAGCCCATTGCTTCAAGATTCCCTCAGCATAGTTCCATTTAGCTTGCTTTTTTAATGCGCGTTCCATAGCTGCTATAACCAATTCTTCGCTTGTATCTTTAATCCACTGATCTACGTTCTGTGCCATGTACGGATTTAATATTCCAATGTTACTTTCATAGAATGAGAAGGGATTCTTACTACTATTACTTATTGTTAAATTAGTATTGTTAAGATTAGTATTGTTAGTGTTTCCCTCAGACACTACCCCTAGTTTCTCTGGGACACTACCCTGGTTTCCCTCAGACACTACTAGTTTCTGTGAGACACTAGGGGTAGGTAGTACGTAATAGATATTTGATAAGTTATTTCCTTGTTCATCTTTCCTGTTAACTTTTTGAATGTATCCTTTTTCTTCTAATGACTTGATACATTGGACAATTTTCTTTCTTCCGCATCCAACTTTTTCAGTTAATGTTGTTAATGAAGGGAACGCTGATTGTGTATCTCGATTCGCATGTCTTACAATCACTGCGTAAGCTTTAAACTCGTAAACATCCAAATCACAGTTGTCTATTGCGTCATTCTCTATCATGAAAAATCCGCGTCTTTTATCAATAAAATTCATTTAGTTCACCTTCTTCATTTCCGTTTCATAGAAGCAATCCGTTTCGTCAATTTCACCTGTTCTATGAATACTTTCCGTATTTACAACTCTTCTCGCTGGATAAACGCATTCGTAACCTTTTTTCGACCATTCGTATATTTTGAATCCAATATCCGCTTTTGTTTCACCACGAACATATTTGTTCTCTTTAGTTTTACTTGGAATAATGAAGCTATATCGTTTGGATCTGTACACTGTTTTCATCACGCATTCTCCCTTTCGCATACCGCTATATCGCCTTGAATTTTGATTATTTTATATCCTGGGTAGCGATCGGGAGTAATGTACTCAATCGCCTTTGCTTTTGCTTCTTTCTCATTTCGTGCGCCCTTCCACACCCACGCCGGAAGGACGACTTTCGATTGATTTTTATCTAACATAGGTTTTTCACTCCTTAACCTGCTTGGCTATATTGCTTTTCCCATCCCATTAGTACTTCAATTGCTTTCGATGCAACCTGTGAGCTAATCTCGCTTAGGTTGTCAGTTCCGATGTTTCCTTTCAATGTATCTTCAATCGTTTGTTTATCAGCTTTTGCTAAAACTGAAATGTGTGCTATTTTAGCGTGTATCATTTTCATTTGTTTTTCAGATGCTTTGCCATTACCGCCTGTGTTTTGTTGCTTAGGTTGACTGTTATTATTGCTGTATGAATTAGTTTGTTGTTTACCTTTTGTATTTTTCGCATCAGCATCATCTTCATCGGTAGGAATACCGAAGAATTTAAGTAAGAAGTACCTTTCGGAATAAGTTAATGCTGATCCATATGCTTTAGATACATCATCCTGTTGCCCGAAGAATTTCCAAGGTATCGTTTCTCGCTCTTCAGGTTTTTCAGCATTTATCCATTCGTAGAATCCATCACCTTCAATAACGAAATCCGTTATCTCTCTTCCTTTTTGATTCTTATAGCTATACTGCCAAGTTTTATGTTCGCCCATCTTAGGCATTAAGATGACTTGTAACTCATCCATGTTCTTTTTGATTTTGTGGAGTATTTGAGAACCTGTTACGTAGTCATATCCGTAACTTTTCCCGTTTTTTTTGAATACATCTATTTCTTTACGAATCGCGACTAGCTTTTGCCAGAGATTCATTCTTCGCCATCTCCTTTATTGAGCATTCTCAAAACCTCAAGCGCATCTTCTAGTTCAGACACTTTATTCTCTGTTTCTTGGATATTCTCAATTACTATTGGCTTCTTTTCTTCTAATCTTTCTAACTCTCGCTTATATTCACTTAATCTCCTTTGTTCTACAGATAATGACTTTTCTAATTCCTCAATCCCTGCGTTCAAAACGGAATCACCTCTTCTTGTTGACTAACATCATAAACTTCCATAAGTGCCTGTAATCCGTATTCATAAGCCACAACCATCGATGCGGCATTAGGTTCTTTACTTTGCTTGTATCGTTCAACCAAACTCATCATTATTTGAATTTCAGCTTCAATTTTGTTTTGTAGGCCCATCTTATTCACCTGCTACTTTCTCTGTAGAATGAGACTTAACATATTGAGTAATGCAATTTGTATCTGCATGTAGGTAATCTCCACCAAAGTCTAAGCAACTTTCTCCGTAGTAGATCTCGCCTTCGCAACCACAACATAGTTCAATGAAGTCTCTAGCAGATGAATCGTGAGCATTTCCGATTAACATTCCGTTTTCAACCATTTCCACATTCCTCCACTCAGTAGTTATTTACTTAGAAGAAATGACCGTGTTATAATAGAGGTAGAATATTGAGTCATTTCTTCAAAAGAGTCGATTATTAGGTGTAGTCGGCTCTTTTTATTTTGTTTTGATGCTTTCACGCATCGGAATATCCAGGAACCCATTTACTAGGTGGGGGATACCGTTAAATTCCTGAATATTCCGACAAGCGAAGGCTTGTCCTAAGAAAGACGTCTTGGCGATGACCTGCGATGTATTATGGTGCAGCTCCCCTGTTAAGGATCATGGCTCGCTCTCGCTATTTCTTCCCTACCTGCTAGCATGGACTAACCATGATAGCAACGCTCTTAGCTTAAAGGGCTTGTTTATAGTCGCTAAGACGACTTTTATTGATTTTGGCATGTACATCTTCATTGTTATCCACAGTTTTGCGAATGGATGATCACCAGGTTTCGTGAAGCAATATTCATTGTAGAATCCCGTATTCAATTTCCCTTTAAAAATCATTTCTCATTTCCCCTTTATCAGTTATTTAGCTAAAGTTATAAACTCCTTATGCATTTCCTCAACCTTATCTGCGCTGTTATGTATCCCTCTAGCTCTTAAACTGCGTATCATTTTGATGATGTTTGCTTTGTCTTCCTTATCCTTCTGCTGTTTATCCATCACTTTTCATCCTTCATAATTCGTTTGTCTATCCGTTCCATTAGGTAAATAAATCCTGCAAGCAAGATAACTCCAACCAGTATCATTAAATGTGAGAATGTGCTTTCTTCCATCATTTAAACCGCCTCCTGATCTTGTTCTTTCTTCAGTCGGTCTATGATGTAGGCTTGTCCTTTTGGTGTTACGTATGTTGTTGTCCATGTGAATGCTTCACCGTTTGGTTTCTGTTTAACACCTTGTGCGATTTCAAAGTATCCTTTTTCAACTGCTGGCTGAGTTGGTTCAGTAGAACGTTTGAACATTAACTCCCATTCTCGAAGCTTTGCGAATAACTGGCGTTGACCAATTTTTACTCCTTGTTTTGTTGCTAACTTTGCAACTTCACTTACTTTCAACGTTTGTTCAGATTGCATACACGCTTCTGCGAAGACTACCAATGGTTTCTGCTTTACGATTTGTTGTTGTGCTGCTGCAAGCTTTTCTTTCTCTTCTTTTAATTTAGTGAGAAGCCCGATTGCAAAGTCTGGATTAGTTACTGCTTGTTCCAGGACTTGATCTGTCATGTATGCTCCGTGTTTTCTAATAGAAGGAAGTACTTCGCTTGTTACCCACTTTTTGAATGCTTTCGCTTGTGGTTTGCGACTTCTCAAGACTAATGAGTAAAGTCCACTTTCATTGATTGTTTGTAATTGTTGTATTCCACCAAGGGTGTCCATACTATGTACTCCCTTTTCATCTTCATCTAAGATTGAAATCGACGTTCTATGATTCTTAATTTCTAGTACATCGCACACATCTTTCGCTACAAACCAAACATCTTCGCCTTGCACCATCGTTCGAACTTGTCCGAACTCTTCATTATTGAAAACTTGTAATTGATTCATTTTCTTTCCTCCTCTTATAGTTCACGTTTCGTGAACGTTTAGGTAAAAATAATAGTTAACTTTTCGTTAACCTTCTACTAATTCATCGACCGAAACTCCATACAATTTAGATAGTAAACCTAATCTGTACAAGCTCGGTTGCCTCTTACCTGACTCAAGTTGTGAATAAGCAGACTTTGTTGAATATCCAAGATAATCACCAACATAACCCTGACTATAACCACGATTCTTTCGTAACGCTTTGGCTTTTTCTATATTTAATTTCATGTTTATCACCTTTGTTCGTTTCGTTAATTTGATAATATCATGCTGTTCACTATTTGTGAACCCCTAAATTTAATTTTCTTCAAAAAACTTAAAAAGGTTGTCTTTGAGTGAACTTTTCTGTTACATTTTAAATATATATTGAGTATATATTTAATGTACAAACGCAAAAGATAATGGTATATGGAACGTTATAAAGGGGAGAAAACAAATGAATCACCAATTAATTAGTAAAAGGGTTAAGGAAATCAGGACTGAAATACTAAAAATGAGTCAATCTGAATTCATCAATGCACTTGGACTAAAAAGTAAATCCGCAGTTTCTATGTGGGAAAACGAAGAAATAGATAAATGCCCATCGAGAAAAACTTCTTTAGATATAGCCAAACTTGCAAATGTATCTGTAGCTTATGTATTAGGAGAATCTGATGAAAAGAATCCTATAACAAGCGCTCAAGATGAATTTGAAGAATTAATAACTCAATTTAAAGAAAAAGACCCAGAAAAACAAAAAGAAATAATGAGGTTGTTTAAAGACTTAATGAAACTAACAGGCGATTGATAGCATTAGAAGCTACCGATCGCCTGTTTCATTTTCATTATAATTTCAAGTGACTTTTCATCGCCTTCATGTGCTGCTTTTGTAACTTCTAATAACTGTGCTTCGAATTCTTCTACCTCTGTTATTGATACGCTTTCTAATTTCTCTTTCATCATCGTAACTTCCCCCTACATCCTATTTTGTATATTTTTGGAATTAATTACTTTTTTGCCGTTTCTTCTAAAAAGGAAATTTATCCGTAAAATACGAATGACACCGCCAGTTAAGACGATGTCATTTTTAATTTATATTTAATTAAAAGCAATGACAGAACTGGAAATAATTACCAGCCCCCGCCTGGATCAGTCATCATGCGTTGAACAACAGGCTCAGATGCTTCTTGTTTATCATTCGTTTGTTGGTTATCAGTAGAAAAAGTGAACAACCCTGCTACTAATAAAATTGGTAATAAAGCTAATATTTTTTTCAATATTTCCACCTCTTCTTTCGAAGATAATTATACCATTTTTTCATAGTAAACCCAAGTAAAATTTAGGTAATTGCGAATAATGGATATTACCAGATTTTTGGCACATCAGCAAGGACTTTCGTAGTAGAGTTTCCCTCTCTTCTCCTTCGCATGTAAGAGCATAGTACGTCGTTTGGATATCTGTCCATCCTCCGTTTTTCTCTTTTAAATCTAATAAAATCTTTTTAGCACCTAAAATATCACCTTCGAGTATCTTTGAATATGCATTTTCACTTGGATGTACAAATTCCAAGGTATCCAAATCTCTTTGATAATGAATTTTCAAGAAAGATAAGGTTTGTTGGACAAGTTTCCATTTCTTTTCTAACCCTTTGCAATTAGGTTTCCCCAATAATTCTAAGGTTTTCTCTAAATAAAACTTAGCGTTTTCGTAATTTTCAGGTTCGAATATTAATGACTCACCTATTTTCAAATATGCATTTAATTTTGGAAGTGAGAAAAAGCCATCCCACTCTAATTCATCTAATATATCTCGGCATATGGAACGAGATTCAACTACTTCTCCACCTTGTAAAGAAGTTACCGCCATTGCTTCCTTATATCTTAGTAACAAACATTCTTTTATAAATTTATTTGTTGTGTCATTTATTTTTTCGTTAACTGACTTTAGTCTTTCATATAACGTTTTATAGTTTCCAGATTGATATTGCGCTTGACATAATAAGATCTCCGTCAAAACTTCCATTTCAATCGTTTTAACATTCTTATTCTTTTGTCTTAATAATTTGAAATAAGTTGAAGCATTCAAACCTTCATGATATCTTCGAAAAATTATTTCGTATACTTCTGCAAATTCTCTATTTTCGGCAACATCAGAATGAGCCTCTTGATCTATAATCGCTTTCAATAATTCGAATTTGCCTCTAATAGCTAAGTCTTCCATAGCTTCTCTTAAATTTTCAGGTTTGGGGTCTGTGTTCATTATATAGTCATTAACAACTTTCGCCTGTGAAATCAAACTCTTTTTTAATAAAATAAGCGTCTTCGAAAGATATCCGAAACTAATATCGTTAGCTCCTTTAAATACTTTGGTAACTGTAGCAGGCTTCACTCCCCAATAATCAGCTAACTGCTTCTTCTTAAATCCAGCTACATATAATTCTCCTTCAAGATTGTTTAATACCTTCCACACTTCTTGTTCCTCCCTTTTGGAACAAAGACGCTTCGCTCTTTTTCTCAACTTTTTAAACAGGAAATTCATACCATAGTAATGCTTTAGTAATATCGGCATGTTATAATGTAAGTGTTACTCGTGTAGTAACCGAAAAGAGACTTATGGCAGATGTTCCCCTCGTGAGTCGGGCGAACGGTACAAGTAGTGCTCGCAACACTCTTGTACACGCTGTGAGTCTTTTTTTCGTTCCGTTTATTTTAATGTTTTCATAATACCACATTTTTCCCAAAATTCAGTCGTGCAGTTATCAGACAATTGTTGAGAAAGTTGAGAAACAGCTTTAAATCAACGTTTCTAAGTGATGTAAAAATAAAATATGCAAATATGCATGGAACGTATAAAAGACTTCACATGCATATTTTACCACCAATCTCTCAAAATGAGAACACTAGTTCTTATTTTTATTTTCAGATTAAGTTGTTAAACGACTTAAAATTTAAAATGAGTTAATAAAACAACTAATTATAGTAGTATGATAGTTCAATATTTATACTTTAACTATTATGATACTCTTTGGACAAACTTTAAAATATTTAAGAAAGTCACGTGATTTAACTCAGACGCAATTAGCTGACAGGCTCAATCTGAGTCAAAGTCAAATTAAGAATTGGGAAACTGACAGGTTTCAACCAGATCTTGAAACTTTAATTAGTATCGCCTCCTTCTTCAATGTATCATTGGACGTCCTCGTTGGCTATTCTAACGAATTCCAAGATGAACCTATACAAAAGGTCATTTCTGAAACTCAAGCAACGTATGGGGCGTTGGATGAAGCTCAGAAAGAGCGTTTTTGTAATCAGGTATTGTTATTCGTTCAAATGATTAGAGACAACCGAGAAACGTTCTGATTTGATTTCATTTTAGAAGAAATCTTTTCCATTGACCAGTGGTAAAATTTTACATAATATTACCATATTTGACATTGAGGGCTGCGGCTCTCTTTTTTTATTTTTATTCGACAGAATATGACAAAATAGTTGTAACCATTTCTGTTATTATATGTTCTAGAAATCTTACATTTTATATTTTGGGGACGGAGTGAAAAAATGAAATCTAAAGGTATTGCGTATTTATTACATATTTTCCTTGGATTCTTAGGTGCGGGAAGATTTTATGTTGGAGATATTGGCATGGGTATCTTGAATCTTCTGACTGTTGGGGGATTCGGTTTTCTATGGTTTATTGACTTGTTTTTATTAAGCGGACGTGTGGATTACAAGAATGCATTATTCGCTGCTCGTACTGGTGGAACTAACAATGTAAATAACGTTAATACAGTTCAAGTTAATATAGATCCGAATATGTTGAAGGCAATGCAAACTGAACCTGCTGCTACGACACCAGGAGACAAAACTGATGGTGTAGATTTATCCAAGAATTAATTGTATAGGCACTCGAAAGAGTGCTTTTATTTTTTCTCAATGTATAAAACAACTTAACATGGTAAAATAATATTGGATGGGATTCCAATATTATTAAAATTAAAGTGGTTCAAGTCGGAGGAAGGCGCCTTAGGGTGTCTTTTCTTTATTACTTACAAAATAACATGATAAAATAGCAATAAATAAATTTAATGGTACGGAGGAAAGGGAAAATGAAAGATGAATTAGTAAACATTAGAAGAGGTGGATGGTGTTGGTATGGTTCTTACACTTTTAAAGAAACAGATAATGTAGGTAAATTTATGACATTTGTAAAAGATGACATTTCAGATGAAATGCAAGAATTAATACTTAAAGCGATCAAACAAGGTGTCACTCCATTTATTAAACACACCGATCCAGGCAGGCTTAAGCGTACAGGCATAATTAAGCCTTTTAATCCATATGCAAAAGACGGGACATTGGCAATTATTTGGTATTCTACTGATGAAGAAAAGGATTTAAAGAATTTAGCCAAATTTTTGATTGATAATGGATTAGTACCAAAAACTAAAGCTGGTAAATACTACAATATTTCATTTAAATATGACGAACAAACTCGAAACGGTGAATATGGTGAACAATTTAAAGCCTCCATTTCTTTGAAAGATTTAATGGATTTAACTACCGGAGAATTTTATTAAAGGGGTCCCGCCAGCATTTCGGAAAAAAACCACGTTAAGGATTTTTTAGTTAATATTCCCCTGTTTTAAGGACAATACAAGGGAATAAAGAAGCATTTATGCTGTAAAGTGTAACGTATACTTTTGGAAAAGGTTTATAGTAATCATTTTGGTAATTACTTTTGGTAAAAGACTACCTCTTTGCTATCAAGAACCTTAACCAAGATTGAATAAATTACAAAAATTATGGTTTTTGGTAACTAAAGTTTTTCTTAACGTTGTTAAAATTACTTATTTTTATGTTGAAATTTGCTTAACGTGGTTTTTTTCCGTTTCGCGGTCTGTACCCCTTAAATAATTATATACTCTTTTCTTTATACAATAGAAAACCCACCTATTTCCGTAGGTGGGTTTCTTCAAATTCATCAGCATCATGAAAGCCTAGATCAAACGAATATAGCGTTTCTAATGTCTCCGAAGCTCCGATATATTTCAAAATACTTTCAATATCTTTATATGATTGAAAATACAACGTTTTTGCTTTTGGTATTTTACCATCAGTCTGTAACTTCTTCTTTTTAATCCCTAATTCCTCGAACATAAACTCATTTAAATGTTCCAAGATATCTGTAGATCCATGAATACGTAAGCGAGGTCTAACGTAAATTTTGTTGTTTTTTCGTTTCTCTTTCATTGTACCGAGATCGTGTCGCATTAAAATATAAGTTTTCACGAATACTTCTTTATTAAACTCACCTTTAGGAAATGCTCTAGATTTTTCTTGTATCGGTGTCCAACCTAGTTCTTTAACTTTTCTGATAAACGGGTGACTACTATTCATAGATGTGTACCATTCTACATACCCTTTATCTTCACGATATCTTGATTTTGTTTCTTTTCCAAAGAAATCAGCAAACCTCTTTACTATCGCTTGTGACTTATGAGTAAATTGAAAATAGCAATTCCCATACACATTTGTTTCATAACCATTTCGCCAAACCATACCTAAAGCCTCTGAAAATGCATCTGTTTTAATAAAATCATCTATCCAATTTTTTTCGATAAGATTATTAGCCATAAAATATTCCCCTTAAATTTTATCCTTCTAATCAATTGTAAAATAAAACATTATTTCTATAAACAAGCAATTAATCTTTTAAATTTCACGTACTATACCTGTTGTGTAAAACCTAATTCAGCAATAAGGCCTATTCTATCCTTCATCCCCTTATCCTCTAACCAAGTAAGTAGTAAATCCTATATTTATTCCTCTATCTTAGTGAGTAGATCCCCCGGAAGTTAAACAATCTCATGTTTTTCATCTTTTCTTCGCAATTAAGCTTGACTGAAGATCTTGAAGGTTTGCATCATGTGGGAACGATTATGGAATACGGCTGGAAGGCAGATTTATCCCCTACTTTGAAAGATCACAAAAAAAGTAATCGATCAAAATAGATGGATAAGCGTCTTGTTTTTGCCATGCGGTCACTTATAAGGTATCCGTATGTATAGACCCTGTTCACTCAGCGATTTTCACCGCATACATCCTTTTACTATGGCTTGTCCTTGTAATATCGTCCCTACACGACAAACTGAATGTACTCCCTAGCACCTTGATGCTAACGATAACCACCGAACCTTTTAGAGAATCGTCCCTGGGTAAGTTCTCACCCGCCCTCACCAGAAGAACAGGATTCCGATGAGGGGTGCTGTTTTTGTAGGCGCATACTCTGTACCCCCTGCACGACCAACAGCTAGCCACGCACGTAACACGTTCCTCCTATATGTATAGCAGCACGGAATTACGGCTTATCAGTTTTTATTTACGTGGTATCAGGCAATTCCACGCGAACAAAAAACAAAAAGGCATCCCAAATTCCTAAATGGCCTGCGGATCCACAAGACTTCTAGGTTTAGAGATGCCCGCTATATATCTTTTGACTACAAAAAATACAATTCTAGCATTTACTAGTTGAATTTTAGTCAAACAATAGATAAAATGGGTATATCAAAGAAGCCTCGTGAAAAGGCATAGTTGTTTAAGGATAGTGTTGGTGCACTACTTAAACGTAAATACTGTGGGTTAATACAGTTCGTTTCTAGCCAAGTGGTGGTACACTAGCTAGATAAGTCATTCCCGCTAAAGGTTGGTAGCCGTTAGCATATGGGAGTGGCTTTTTGTTTTGTGTTCATATTCAATTGTCTTGCTCAATCTATTTATGTAGATTTGATTTATCAAAATATGTTTTGTTTTGTAGAATGTTGCTTGTTGTGTACTACGTTACAACAAGCTTTTTTGTTTGTAAATGCCCCTATAAGTAGGTTTATACCATCTAGTTAACTTAATTGAAGGATACAAAGATAGAAAGATACAAAGATACATTTATCCTTAGATACAAAGATACATAGTTTACCTTTGTGTATCTTTAGATACAAAGATAAAAAGATAGAAAGATAAAAAGATACATAAATAAACGTTGATTTTACAAGGTTTTTGTTAAATGTCCTGTACACGTAAAATAGGGGCAATCTATTAAACATAAAAAAAGATACATTTATCCTTTTACTTTTCGTACAATCTCGTGTTATCATCAATTCGAGAATAAAAAGATACAAAGATACATTTATCCTTTGTTACAATTATATTACAAATTTAAAAGGAGCGATTCCTGTGAAAAAAGGATACGTCATAATCAACGCCCAACAAAAAGGTGGAGTTGGAAAAACAACTGATTCGTGTATGGAATCTCTTGTAGCTTCTTTAATCTTTAATAAGAAAGTTTTATTTATTGATACTGACCTTCAAGGGAATGGTACATCATTTTTAGCGAAATCTTTTGATATTACTGAAATGCCTAAAACATTAATGAAATGTCTTGAAGATGGAAACTTATCAGAAGGAATTGTGCATCTGCATGAAAATCTTGATATGATCCCATGCGGATATGATATGAGGAAGTACACTGATTTTCTAATTGAGAATTTCAACAATATTGAAGATAGAACTTTTTACCTTGCTAGATTGTTAGAAAAAATAAAATACAACTACGATTACATATTCATTGATATTCCGCCTTCAACAGATTTAAAAGTGGACAATGCTATGGTAGCTAGTGACTACATTATAGTAGTTCAAGAGACGCAACAATTTTCATATGAAGGAAGCCAACGTTTAATCTTTGAGTATATGCAGACATTAGTGGATGATTTCGGTTCGCTGGTAAAGCTACAAGTAGCTGGAGTACTTCCAGTATTACTTCAACAAAAACGTGCCCTACATAAAGAAATTGTAAAAAGTACTATCGCTACTTTTGGTGAAGAAAATGTATTTAGTACGATTATTAATAATCACGCCCGATTAGAATGGTATCCACGAATCGGACTACAATTTGAGGACCATCACGATAAAAGAATGTTAGCTTTATTCAGTGATATTTTCTGTGAATTAGAAGAAAGAATTCATCTTTTTGAAACTGAAGGGGATATAGTTCCAGGCTACAAATACATACCTAAATACCTTGTCGATAATAAACTTACTAAATTAGGAAAGGGGATTAACATAAGTGGCTTTAGTCAAAAGAGAACTGCCGAAAGATCCTAATATAAATGATAAGGCTAATACTACAAGGAATACTCAAGGAAAGAAAGTTTTAACAGCTCAAGATAGGAAAAACATTAAAGTTACACCTGAATCATTTAGTAAGATTAAAACCATTTGTACAATGAAGAGTATGAAGAATTACGAATTTATTGATGAAATTTTAGAATTCTACATTGCTAATAATTTAACTGAGCGTGAGCAACGCATTTTAAAAAACATAACATCTAACAATAAATAGCTTTAAGTGATTACTAAATAGGAGTGGTACCTTTGGAGAATAAAAGTAAATCTTTTGTAGTAACTGTTACACCTATTAATGAAAGTTCAGCTTTGAATACTCAAAGTGATCCAACTAACACGGAAAAAGAAATACTGACACCAGAGAAACCAGATCAACGTTTAGTTCCATCTAAAACCGCTAAAATTTCACCAGCTGTTTTACTAAAGCTAAATACTCTTAAACCATTTATTCAGCAACAAGAGAGTATGGATAAAACATCAATTAACAACATCGTTGATATACTTGTTGAAAGCTACGTAGATACTCAACTGGTAAATCGACATTCTAAAGCGTATAAAGATATGTACAAACGTCTTTATGAAACACTAGAAAACAAATAAACGACAGAAGTGTCCTGGTTTTCAGGATGCTTCTTTTTTGTTTAGTATTATGTATCTAAAGATAAATGTATCTTTTTATCCTTTTATCTTTGTATCTTTTTATTTTAAGCAGGAAAACAAATACTCCTGCTTCGATTTCCCTCACCAGAACTTCCACCACGGCTTTTTCTTTTCTCTCACAGCAGCAACCTCATCACGAAACTCCTGCATCATTCTCTTCGTTTCCTGCATCTCACGCAGCGTCTTCATCAGTGTCTCGTCCCTGGCTTCCAATCGTTTTTCCACACGTTCATTATGCGCTTCTACGCTCGCTTTAATTTCCTCGTTACTTTGCTTGGCCTGGTCACTTAATCGTTTCTCCATCGCTAACATACTCTGATTCATTTCTTGCGCCATAACGCTGTACTGTTCCTGTAGTTGCTGTTTAATATGGAATGGCACTAAGTCCGTTTCCTCAGCCTCTTCTTGAATCAGATCCGGATTAACTTTCTCTATTTGCTGCGCAATCATCTTCGCTGCCTTTTCTAGCGTCATACCGTCATGCTTACTCAGTTCAATTAACTTCTCAATCACCATAATGTCATTGTCTGTGTATTGGCGTCTGCCACGATTATCTTTCTTTACAGCGAATCCCTCACGCTGTAATACTTCCATGTACTTTCTAAGGGTGCTATCACTTATTCCTAGTCGTTTGTATACTTCACTAGCAGAATAAACAATTTCGTCCGTCATAACGTCACGACACCTCCTAGTGAGAGTATTCCATGAGGTTTAAAAAAATCCTGCAAATAAAAAAGCCCTGTTTATACAGAGCTTTTTTCAGCATTTCTTTTCAATTCATTAAGCCTTTTATCTAGGACCTTGAAATCTTTTGACATATCTGTCAACAATCTCATTATTTTTTCATGTTGTTCATCTTCCTTTTGTGAAATCTTTTGGTTATTTTCAATTATTTCTTGCATATGTTTGAGTCTTTTGTATTCATCTTCGAGTCTTTCTCTTTCTCTAGTTACCATAGCCTTTTTATTATTAAATCCAATTGTTACATATACAAAACCTAATGCCAAAAGACTTGCAGTAGTACTTATCGAATCAAGAGTATCTTTATCCAATGATGTTACAAACTTAGAATTCGGATAAACTAGTATACTCATTGTTGCTAAAATATATAATAAGCTATCAATAAATAGTATAAACTTGTTATTCGAATTGTTGTGTCTTTTACTTAAAAAGTCTGCTAGTGTCAAACACAATCCTGATGCTGAGATACCAGTCACTAACGCAGAGCTAATATTCGCAGATCCTGTAGCATTCCAAAGACCTAAACCAACTATTGCCAACCCAAGATATATTGTTATTTTCTCCATATCCCAAAATAAATCTCTTTCCATACCTGAACAACCTTCCCTAACGTTATATGATGTTACAATTATATAGTAAAATATTGTAATTTGATATCTTAAATACATTAGGTCTAGACTATTAAATAGCCTTTGCAATCTCAACAAGCAGCCTCATAAATAAAGGAATCATTTGAACAACTATATAACCAATCCCTGCACGACTTATTAGCGAGAATCCCCGTTCCTGGCTACCAACCATAATGAACAGCCCACCGCATAACGCTACAACGGATGCAATCGGATAGGATACGGCTTTAATCAAGAAGATAACCGGTTCAAATGCGTTTACAATACGATTGTATAATTGGCCATCTATATAATTCTTTATCTTTCCGTCGTTTGATTGCACATCTTTAAATACTTCATTTACGTCTGGATTATTTCCATCAGCAAATACATGCGGAATATCTATAATTTGGCTGAATATAATAGCACTACCGATCACAATACTTATTCGCGCCGCCACGGGTGCGTATTTTTTTGCTTTCTTTTTGAACAAGCTCCACTTCTTCTTTGCTCCATAGTTACCATCCATAAAATCTTTGATGCTCATTGTCTCAGTTGCCATATGGACCATCTCCCTGTTTTTAATGGAAATCAGTAACCGTAAATATGTTACAATCCAATCCCTCACAAAGCTTTTGGAGTTGTTTTCTGCGGTATTCCGTCGTGGTGTACCAAATAAATTTAGGAGACTTTTCAAATACATTGCATTCCATTAATTTGCGATACTTCTGCATCTTGATACGGTTCGCGCTCATTTTCTGTTCATGATCCACTTCTACAATGTGATAACGGCCATTATCCGTAAATAATGCGTCTGCAATTATGGAAACGATACCTTTCACATTCATCTTTACTTCCTGCTTCCATGTTTTCGGGCATTCATAAGCGATGTAAATATCGTTCCTCATAATGTAATGGCGAAATTGATTCGAACGCTTGAGTATCTTCTTACTTCCGATACGTTCACGCCCTTCCTTGTTAAGATAATAAATCTTTTCTCCATCCCTAAAGCTAGACACATATTCTTCAATTCCTTTCATAACACGAGAAGCGTTCCTGTCACCGCCAAGATCGTGAAGTACCTGGATTTGCTTCCTGCTAAGAAAGCCGAGTTTCTTCAAGCTCAAGAGTATACTTTCCGTTCGCGCTTCCTTCATTGCTAACTTTTGCATTTTCATTCTCCTTTCTCGCTCTGATGTTGACGTGTGGCTTTATGATGTTATCAATTTGCTTATTATCGATATAAATTGTCTGTAGGACCTTTTTCTCGTTCGTTTGATATATAGCCCTTCCTTTTATGTTAGGAAGGCTCTCTGCACCGCCCTCGTCTAATACAGCACGGCTCCCTGCTTCTGTCTGTAATCTAAAGCAAACACGAGCGCCAATGTTTTGACGCAGTTGTGACGGCATAGCGCTATTCGTCGGATATTGGGTTGCATATATTAAACGGAATCCAGCCGCCCTGCCACGACGACCAATATCAACAATAATGTCCTGGCACTCCTGATATGGCGCTATATCGGCTGCTTCATCTACGATTACAAAATACCGTACTGGATCCCTGGCTTCTTTTATATCTTCGTATCCTTTTTCTAGTAAGTATTCGTTTCTTTCATTCAGTTTGGTTTGCAAGTCTCTTAGAGTCTCTAGGGCTTCCTCTGGATTCTTCGCAATTGATTCGACTTGGTTTAAGAATCGGTAACGGTTGAAAGAGAGACCACCCTTCAAATCTATAAGGAATAGCTTTATATTTTCTGATTGGTTACGTACCAAGGATGTAATGATGAGCTTTAGTACATTAGATTTACCCATATCCGTCATGCCGGCAGAGATCATATGTGATAACTGGTCAAAGTCGTGTTTTATCAATCCATCCCTTGTATAACCAATAGGTACTTCCCATCCCCTACATTGCTTCATCATCTCTTCTTCAAATTTCACGAAATCAGGAATCCCTTTCTCGTAAACTCGTATTTTAAGTAACCCATCGTAAGACAGCTCAATTTCCTTTCTAACGAGTTTTTTCTTGTTTATGATGTTTTGTATTTGTTTTAAGATATCTTTTCGCAGCCGAAGAGATTTGAAGTCTTGTAGTTTAAAATCATAAACTTTGCTCTTGTGATTTAATCCGTCCTCTAAATGTTGTATCTTTTGTTCGAAATCGGAGAAGCTAAGACCGAGCGGAATCCTATACGCATACTCAACTCCCCATTCATTTCTCGTCTTACGGAGTAGCTGTATGGTCCTGGTCTCTTTCCCTTCTTTTACTTTCAAACCACAATTAGCGCAAATCCTTTGAATCTTAGAGGCATCATTTGTTGCTCCTTTTTGATGCATTTTTGATAGAAAAACTACACCACCAACTGCGGCTGAACTTACTAACTCAAATATCACAAACTCACACCACCCTTCTTTATGTATTCTGCAAGAATAGTCCCTGAAGATTAGAAGAGATAAAAACAGCTGTGAATCATTGAAAATACTAATTTTGTAATGTCTAAAGCAACATTCTGTGAACGAACTCTATTTGGAATAGGTAAAAAGAAGTTTTAAGAGGTCATCAATTTGGAACTGAGAATCGCAATTTGTTTGGTATGGTAAAAGGTATTCTATACAGCTTGCTCAATATTCACCATTTTTAGGGGTTTATTTTTGGTGAAACTAGGACATTACTAAGGACAACAGATTCTTTAAGGAGTGAAAGTTGTGTGGGGCCTTGGGAAAAAACGTACAAAATTAGGTAAATATTTAGATAAGCATGGAATTGAGCAAGAATGGTTGGTAAGGAAATCAGGTCTTGGAAGGAATACTGTAGGTGATTTAGCTAATAATCCGGATAGATCACCCACGCGAAAAACAATGCAGAAGATATTGAAGGTATTGAGGGAATTTGATTCAAGGGTTAAAGCTGATGATTTTTGGGATATGTAAAATAAGCCGCCCACAGGACGGCTCTTATTTTTTTACTTCTCAAACTCCGCATATTCACCTGAAACCCATTGATCTCCACCAACATTATACCAACCATCTCTATATCCCCAAGACTGATATCTTTCGTTTTGGTACACATTTTTTACAATATCGTAGTTTGTTCCTGGGCCAGTACGAACGCGTAATACATCAGCTGTAATAGTCACTACACCAATACCATCATTTGAAGGTTTAGAAGGTGCTGGTGCATTTTCTCCTGTAAAACGAATGTATGATGAGTCATTATATACCCACTGATCGCCACCTAAGTTTAGCCACCCATCTGACTCACCCCATACTTGGTAGCATTCTCCTTTTCCTAATTGACGAATAACCCCATATCCAGTACCAGGTCCTTTACGAAGGTTAACATTATTCCCCTCAATATATGCAATGCCTGTCCCACTAGATGACGATGGAGTAGGCGTTGGAGCTACGTTATTACTACCACAGTTATATGCATTTTGTACTCTTTCAATAAAGCTATTCCAACGTCCTTCTGCTAGCATACGATGAGGACAATACTTCCCACTCCATGATTGGTGTGTGCGAACTTTACTAATTGGAATATTGTACTGCTTCATTAATTGAGCTACAACAATGGCTGCATTATCTTCCGCTTTATAATATCTATCTCCACCATTTAAAGAGTAGCAAATCTCAACTCCGATAGATTTACGATTTCCGTTACCGCCACCATCGCCGCAATGCCAAGCGTTACGTTCTAAAGGAATTCCTTGTACAGCTTCTTTATCATCTACTGCGATATGAAAAGATACTTGGTTGTCATTACGAATCATATAAGCTACTTCGTTTTCTGCTGTAGCATCGTTGTAAGTATTGTGGACCGTGATAAATTCAGGAATCATTGTATACGGACACTTTGTACCATATTTACTTGAACTAACTAGATTTTTTCTGATTTCCATTACTCAACATCTCCTTTTTTATCTTCTTGTTTTTGTTTACCGCCCAAAACTTCAACTGCATTTGTCAAAGCTTGTGGAAGGGGAATTCCCATTTTCCCTGCATTTTCTAAAAGTGAAAGCAATTCATTTCCGATAAAGAAAAAGATTGTAGCTTCACGAATAGCACTATTTGACCCTATGGCTAAATCAGCTTGAGTAGCTGCCCCGACCAAAAGAAAAAGCACCACCTTTTTGGCGATGCCTTTGAATCCAACTTTACTTTTTAATTCACCGTTATATCCTGCTGCAATTACTCCTGTTATATAGTCGATAGCTGCCATGATAACTAGAACTTTCAACGTCGTATCCCACCCTCCCAAGAAATACCCACAAAATGCTCCGAATGTAGCTACAAATGTTTTCATTAATACATCAATACGATCCATATTATTTCACTCCTTTTCTCAAAATAAAAAAGCCTGCTATATAGCACGCTTAGTTTTGTTGTAAAAGCTGTATTTTATATAGTTTTTCTATTCAAACATTAAACCTTTATATAAAGAGTATTTGTTCAAGAAATTTATGGTAATATTAAATACGTATTATCTATATAAAGGAGAAAAAGATGAATAAACGTTACTTAGAATTAGACTCACTACGCGGTTTAGCTGCATTATCTGTACTATTTTATCATTGTTTAAGGATATTTCCGTCCCTTGATATTGGGGCTCCTGATTTCGTGAATGATAGTGATAATTGGTTTATTAACGCTTTACTCAATACCCCTCTACGAATATTTTGGTCTGGACACGAATCGGTAATTTTATTCTTTATTTTGAGTGGATTTGTACTATCACTACCATATTATGCAGGGAAGAAAATAGAATATAAAACATATATACTAAAAAGGTCTATTCGAATTTATATTCCGTATGTTATTGCAACTGTTATTGCAATGATAGCAGCCATTACCTTATCTAAAAATGGGTTTTCTATTTACAGTGATTGGTTTAATCGAATTTGGACTTATGAAACTTCATTCTCAGATATTATGAATCATGTTTTGTTCTTAGGTGATTATAATGCAAATCAGTTTAATACTGTAATTTGGTCGTTAGTGCATGAAATGCGTATTTCTATTATTTTTCCTTTTGTAATGTTTTTCGTGTTACGTTTTAATTGGAAATATAATATAAGTCTTAGTTTTGCATTAAGCTTAATCTCATTTGTGTTACTTAAAGTGTTTATGCCTACATCAAACACGAATTTTATAATTACTATTCATTACACTTCAATGTTTATAATAGGTGCATTATTAGCAAAACATATAGACGTCATTTCGAATTATTTCAAAAAACTTAGCAAATCTAGCAAAATTATTGTTTTTTTAATTGCAGTAATTTCATACACATACAATGGATTGTTCTCTAATATTGAGATTATACATAAGTTCCTTATTGATGAATATGCAATTGCAGTTGGAGGATCTTTATTTATTATTATCGCCTTATCATCAGATGTTTTTTCGAAATTTTTAAATTTAAGACCCATATTATTTTTAGGTAAAATTTCTTATAGTTTATATCTATACCATACAATAATATTATTCTCACTAATTTACATTTTTAACGACGTACTTCCGATTTCTATAATTTTATTTAGCGTCATAATACTTTCACTTATTTTATCTAGTATTTTTTATTATCTAGTAGAATCTCCATCTATGAAATTAGGTAAAAAGATATCTAATAAAAAACACACACAAAATAAAGCAGCTTAAACCGGATGAACATCTATCCGGTTTTTTATATAATCATTTCGCTAAATAGTTATTATCTTTATCAAACAATAAAGAAAAATCCAGAAATTGAAAGATATTACACAACCATAACGAATTCCTTTAATAAAGTTTCCATTAGATGCCATATAAACCTCCACTTTTTATAATGTAGATGTAATGTCAATATTAAACATTTAATGTTAATTTGGTGTGGATTAAAGGTGTATATAGTGTTAATTTATCATAAATACATCATAATACTTTATCACTTTAAGATAACACTTGTATCATTATATATTCCGCTATGTGCGGTCAAATTTGTGCCACTAACTATGTCTTTTAATATCGTTGTATTTAATGAACAATCGACATAAGCGATATCATACATACCTCGCTTTGTGATTTCTGTAATATCAGGTGTTGGGACGATTTCTTTACTCGCTACTCCTAGCCCTTTTAATTTGAAATTGCAGGATTGTTTATACAAGTTCAAGTTGAATGATCCGTTAACAATAAGTCCATATGTGTTTAAGTTAGCGATGTTACCGTTGAAGTTACTAGTACCTTGAAGAATCCCGTTTCGATAGAAAGATACAGTTTTTACACCAGCGTTATCAGTAATGGTTAGGGTTAATCTTTCTAGATGTTCTTTACTACTAGCAGTTTGAGAAACCTTATTTATAACATACTCTCTAATTGTAGATACATCTCCATGCAGTATAGTCCCTTTAGGCGTTATACATAAATCTTCTCCTTCGACAGAAGCGTAAAATCCATACTCATTAACTCTTGTTTTCCTATCCAAATCGTATTCTATTATTTTCTGTCCATTATTTGAAGCTGCATACAATTTATCACCAGCAATATCGATTCCCTGAACATGAGTTGTATCTATTTGGAAAGAACTAACCTCATTAAAGTTCGTATTATACACATAGATATTCGTAAGCCCACCAGCTGTTTGCCAATCAGGGCAATAAAACAGCCCTTTATGGAACGCAATTCCTGATAAACCCCCACCTGAATTTTTTGTAATCGTAATTTCCTTTGCAAGTGACATATCGTTTGTGTTAAAAACAAATATTTTATGGTCTACAACATTTGTTGGATATCCATTTGACGGTACATATAAGTACTTACCTACAATACATATGCCACAAGGATGACCGTAATTAGTAGGTAAAATATAACCTTTCACTAAAGTTCCATCCATTTTCCTTTTATGGACATTGTACGTATTTTTATCAAGTCTATTGTTCGATGTGTATATATATACGCCATCTGTTGTAATCCCTTGTGAAGCTCCATAACTTTCAAGTGGAATTTCTTTGATTAAATCAAAATTAAGGTTTGTCTTGGATTTTATTTTGCCAATCCACCAGTTACTTACAGAATTTCGCACATCGACAGTTATTTTTAAATCGTTATCAATTCCAAAAAACCATTGATTAGGTTTGAAAACAAGCCTTTTTTCGTTCTGATCATCTTGACTAAAATCTAATTTACTCTGGTCTATAGAAATAAGACAATCAATTGTGATAGGTACTTGAGCGTACTTATCGTTATGCGGAAGACTCGCCTGTTGGTTAGTATCAAATTGCCATCCGTTCGTTTGCACTGCTCCATTTTTTACTTCTTTTGCAATCTCAGAAACGCTTGAAATTTGATCTTGAACGTCTGTAATTTTATCGTGTATAGCGTCTGTGTGGTCTTTCAACGTTTCATGTTCAGTTCCATCTTTTTCCACTCGCGCTTGCACTACTTCTTGTACTACATTCCCAGCGGCGACAATTTCATCAATATCTATTCCTTCAAGTTTATTTCCAACTTGAATTGCCTTTTGAAGCGCAAGAAATTCATTGGTTGATTCTAATGCATCTTGAGACAGAATTGATTTATCTATAAAGAATTCAAACTTTCTACATTCGAGTATTTTATCTCCATCCTCGATATGGATTTGACCGTAGCCTTTTCCATCTACCACGAGAGTTTGTGTGTTTAGTATTACTTCATATTTCCCTGTTGTGGCATCAATCGCTGTACAATTATCTTGAAAAACGATAGTACCATCAGGCTTTTTTAAAACAATTTTAACTTGTGCATTTGTTAAATTTATAGGTTGTTTTCTATCTGTAATACAGAAGACTAAATGTGCACTGTTATGATCGTTTTGGAAGAATCTTATATTGTAAGGTGGATCTATATCAACGATTAAATCTGTAGTGAATTCGTATGTTTTTAAAGTCACATTGAGACCTCCTTGTTAAAGTGGAATACTAACAGCTATATGGATTGTTGAGCTTGCAACTGTTCCATTGACGAAAATTCCGCCATCACTTTGGATTGTCAACTCACAATTTGTAGTTGTAGCTCCAGATATCATAACCGCTGGAAATGCGATATTCTGAATAGGTCTAAAACCATTCGGAAGAGTAGCAAATACTGATACATTTTGAGGATTTCTAATAGAACCAATCAAATTAACCTGGTCGCCATTTCTTTTATATTTCATAGGTCGATCGGGAACATTTGTAACCCCAGTAGTACTTAAATTATTCCATCCACTATCTGTACTTTTTTTAAATCCTTGAGCATCAAAGACCCATCCAACAAAATCTCCTTTATGAACATTTTCTTGCCATCCTGACCATGCACCATTATCCAGGTAATTCGTAAATAATTTGTTTTGAGAGTCCTTAGCTAAGATAAAGCCGTTAGAATTGTCGCTAAGATACGATATACCGCGAAATGCTTTATTATTAGGGGTTTGTCCTTGTACGCCGCTAACGCAGTATATAGCCCTCATTCCTGCACCTTTATTAAGAATCTCATTTAAAATATTTTTGCTTACATCCGTTACAGAAATATTAGGGGTTCCATCCTGATTGGTTATTTTAGGAACTTGTACATTATTCGCTTCAACTAATTGTTTTAGCTGATTTACTAATGCTGTAGCATCATCAATATCTTTTCTGTAGGATTTTATTATTTCTAAAGCTTTATCAAAATCGGAAATATAGTTGGAAATTTTAAAATTTCCTTGTTTTACATCTCTTCCTAATGTAATTTTTATATCTTGAGTGCTAAAACGCTCCGTCTCATTTTTTTCACAAACAAAATAAGCGTTCCACTCACCAGGAGTTGAAACCGCCTCTTTGGAAAAAACATATTCAATTACCCCTTTAGTAACATCAACAATAGTTGCGTCATCGCGGGTAAATTTCCCAACGTTATTTATTGCTTCGTACTTAACCGTATAACCAGTTAAGTTAATTGGTCTGCCGTTCTCTTTTAAATAAACTGTTAATTTTAGTCCGCCTTTATCATTCTGCCGTGATCGTATCGTTTTCGAAAATATAGTGTTGGCCAAATCTATAATTAAAACCTCATTACGCAACTAATCACCGCCTATCCATTCATTTTTGCTTCTAGAGTTGTTAACCGCTCTATTAATAATGCGTTTTGTTCTTCTAATTTTTTTATACGTTCTTCATTTTTTTGATGTCGTTCTTCGTTTCTTTTTACATGCACTTGAAACGCTCGTGCATTTTTTGTAGTCATTGAATAGACATTTACACCTTGTTTATCGCCTTTAGCTGGCAAAACCAGACCGAAACGTCTTTCGATATCTTCAACACTCTTAAAAACAGCTCCATTAGCGATATCTTCTTCAGTTAAACTTGCATTATATCGTTCTATTTCTTCAACCTCAGCGATAAGATTATAGCTTTTTAACTGCCATGACATCACTTCATCAAAAGCTGATTCATCCATGCTTAGAATATTTGTTTTTATAGTAGATAATGAGTTGTTTATTAGGTCATTTGTAATTAATCGATTACAATCAATAGTCTGTTGTGCGGTCATATTCTTAGCTGTAACACGTCCCACAGCTCCATTTGAAACGTCAACATAACTCCCATAATATCCACCGGCTTTAACGTTTTTATAGATTGTTGAACCATCTGATGCCTTTGCAACGATTTGCAGTGCTGGGAATCCTGGTTCGCCTGCGTAATTTGGGTTATATCGTAGGCGAACGCCATTTAAAAATAAATCAACATCATCATAATTTTTTTGAAAGCTCGCATATACCCATCCATCTTTTGCAATGTTAAAGTCTCCACGATGATAAATAGTAACATCTCCACTAGATGATAAAGAAACGCTCTTATCACCAGTTAGAGATACCTTTCCGTCAATTGTCATATACAATGTTCCCGAATTATGCAGCGACCCATCTCCATTGCGTCCATTTACCATTGAAATACCAGCCGCTCGACTATTCACATCATCCTCATCAAACTGATAAATCATAAATGATCCAGATTCTACATTGCTAGAATCACTTCCTAAAATAATTGTTGGTTGAATTCCATTACTTGTCTGATAATACCCGTGATACATTCTAACTATATTGTTCTGATACAAACGCATAAATTGGCTATCTAAGGAAACGTAATTGCTAGTATTACTCGTCCTTAATTGCGTCCCTGAGATTAACTTGCCGTATATTCGCTCTGCTGCTACTCCGTCACCTGTAATTGCGGTTCTATACGTTTGTCCACCATCGTTTGAAACGCCAATACCATCCGAAGTGAGACGAATAATTCTATTAGGGTTATTTTTATCAACTAATGTAATGCCGCCGTTTACTGGATACTGGACTTCGGTAAATGTATTATTAATCGCTATCGCTGCATTCTTTAGAAATGCATTCATAGCATCGTACTTCACAAGTCCATCCGTATTCACAATTCCACGTAATGTCTTTTCCATTTCGCCGAGCATTACATCCGCCCAGCTTAAAGGATTATTAGAGAAGGTTACATGTGTATCATAAGGTTCTAATTTATAATCATAATACTCATCGATTTGAGTAATCCTTGTATCTAAATCAAGGTTCATCGGCTCGTATATTAAAAACACATGATTTCCTACTTTAGCAACATCACGATAACCTGATTTCCTTAGGTCCCTATGTTCTATTGTTACAGTTACATAAGGAACATCTTGTAAATTTTTCTTCAGATAAGCATCTAAGGAAGCAGGATTTGTAAAACGGTCATCTTCAATTGTTTTAGCTTCTATTACACCGAATTTCGCCTGATTTGGACTATTGTACACTCGTTTTAATCCGTCTTTCCCATAACCCGTAATTCGTGTCGCTAGGTTCGTTGTATCTACGTCACGAGAAATAGATTTTATGTTAAAACCGTAACGGAATTGAAAATCGGTTTGCTCCCCTACACGATTTTTTATTGTAAGTCTGTCATTCTCGTTAATAATTTCAACTTCATATCTTTCTAGCCCTTTAGCAAGCATAGAAGAACGACTTTCACGTCCTAGGTTCTCAAAATCTGCTGTAGTTATAGGGAAATCACCGATTAACTCGTACTTATTTTGATATGGTGTCCCATTAAATAATTCACCAAAGAAAGTAACAATATTCATTCGCCCTGTGAATTTTTCGCCATTAACGCCCATATACTGAGAGTTCGCCATATCTGCATAAAATTTTTGCACACATTTAACTAACTTCATTTTTCCGCTTTTACCAAAGTTTCGTTCGGAAGTATTTTTAATTACATATTGTTCTCCATAAAAATAGATATAAGACTCTTCTGCGACCATAAGGTAAGAGTGATTGTTTTTAGGTGTGTTAAACACTGTAAAACTTAATATTCGTTCACCGTTCAGAGTGGTTTGCCGATGTAAATCTTTAAAATCACTCACCATTTCTTGATTCTGATTTAAATCTTCTACTATAAGCAATTGTTCATCTCACCCCTTTCTTTCTATAAGTAGTGATACCTGAATCCGAAGGCTATTTCGAAATTACTAGCTCCAGAGATAGTAATGTTGTTCCATCCTGGTTTTAGGCGTATATAATAACGACTTGTATTGCGGAATATACTAGCACCTTGCTTAAACGATCTGATTCCCGTTATAAAGATTAGATCATTAGGATTTGACGAACCGTAATATTGCCAATAAATCGGTTCCCCGAATGGATCTAAAATAGATTTGTTTGTTATTTTCAACTGATTAGAAGCACCTATAAAACTTATATCTAAATCCATGTATCGTGAATCTATTTCAACATTACCTGCATTAAATACCCATAAGTCTGTTTCGTTATGAAATACATATTGAATAGGCTTATCTAGAACGAATCTGGATAACACATCTGAGTTGTATAATTTCTCCATGAAATCATGTTCATCAGTCCGGAACGTGGACATAGCGAATGGTGGATTATCAGCAGTAAACTTAACCTCGAAAAAACCGTACATTCTTTGTTGGTCAAAATCATAACTGTCATCAGCTACAACAAGCCATCTCTTTTCAGGAATTCGCATGTCGTAGATAAAAAAATATTCATTGCTTCTAAACAAATTAAAAACTTCATCTCTCTCTGTTGCGTAAGTTTCCATACTTCCTGCTTTCAAACAAAAAACCCCAGTGATTTCACGGGGTTCAATATCAGCAACTTGTCCTATACTACCTGGCCGCCCTATAACTTGCTCACGAGGACGGTTATATTTAGGAGATGGGACGCGGAAATCTAATGTCATAATTCCCACGTCACTTAACAGAGTTTTTTCACCACTAAAACGCTCAATTAAAACGTCCATTAATCATCTTCCTTTTAAATAAGATTTGATCTGAATATTACTAGATTGCATATCACTTATGATTGGCTCAGTAACTCGTGCCATCTCATATCCATCTACAATAAGCACATTTTCGATTACTGTGGGTTTTTGTTGTACTGTAGCAGCATTTCCAGAAGCGCCATTTTGCGATTTCACCATTGCACTTTGACCAAAATTAGAAGTTGGAGTGCTTGAAATACTAGAAGGTGTCTTATATCCTGCTGAAACCATTGGAACCGAAGGGCCGGACACCGTTCCCATAGATATGTTGCCCAGTGTTATCTCATCTGTTAATGGATCAAACGCTTCTTTTACTGTTTCGGCCATGGTCTTAGCTGCTCGATACACTGGATTTTCCATTGAACTAATACCCTTTACTAACCCTTGTCCTGTGTATACACCATAATCTCGCATTAAACGAGATGGAGAATGTATAACTAAAAAACCACTTACTGCATCAGCTACACTACTAGCAACGCTTACTGCTGCATCCCATGCTGCGTTAACCATTGAACCAATACCGTTAATTAAACCTTGGATAGCATTAACACCAAGGTCGAATAAATCGATATCGCCCAATGAATCAAGTAATTGACTACCTATTTCTATACCGGAACTAAATATTTCTCCGAGTAAACTTAAAATACCATCAATTAGAGCTCCTATTAATTGTATTCCTGCAGAAAGTAATTGCGGTAAATTTTGAATAATAGCTTTTAATAATTCTCCTATTAATCTAATTCCTGCTGCAATCAATTGAGGAAGTACTTTGATAATACCTTCAATCAGTTTTGTTAAGATTTTTACACCTGCATCAATAATTAAAGGTAAATTTTGCACAATAACTTCTGTAAACTTATTGATAATTTTTATTACCGCATCGATAATTTGCGGAAGGACTTTAATAATACCTTCGATAAGTTTAGTTAAAATTTGAATCCCTGATTCAATAATTTGCGGTAAGTTCTGCAAAATAGAGTCAGTAAATTGTGTGATAATTTGAAGTGCTGCATCTATAAGTTGCGGTAATATCTGAATTATCCCTTGGATCAACGAATTGAGAATTTGTATACCAGCATCAATAATTAAAGGTAAATTTTGTACAAGAGAATCCATCAATGTTGTAATGATCTGCATTGCAGCGTCTATTAGTTGTGGTAATATTTGAATTATCCCGTTGATAAGAGCCATTAAAATTTGTATACCAGCATCAATTAATTGTGGGATTAATGGGATTATAGTTTGTACTAAAGTTGTTATAATTTGAATCCCTGCGTTGATAATTAATGGCAACACCTGCGTTATTCCTTGGACTAATGCATTTATAATTTGTGTAGATGCATTAATCATTTGTGGTAACGCTTGAATCATTGCAGATACTAACGTTTGGATTAGCGAAATACCAATAATTATAATTTGTGGCAACAATGTAGTTAAGGTTGTGACAAATGTTGTGATTATCTGAGAAATTACCGTTACCACTTGAGGGAGAGCTTGTGTAATTCCCTGAACAATACCCACTATTATTTTTACACCTTGTTCTAAAAATACTGGCAATTGAGTTGAAACGAAATTCGTAAATGTAGAAACAAGCGTATTCATTATCTCTCCAAACTTTTGAACCAACACTTCTCCACTTACTCCAAATGCATCTGCCATGTGAGCAAATAACGTTGAAACCCCAATTACTAATCCAGGAACTCCACCAAGTAAGATGGCGATTATGCTAGGTATTAATTTAGCAAACAAGTCCGTTATTTGCGTGAAATCTCCATGGAAAGCACTTACTACAGCTTCTTTAATACTAGCGAAAGTCTCTCGTAACCTTTCACCGAAGTTTAAGATCATCGTAATTAAATTATCATTAAGACCCATAGATTTCATGATTTCTGCGCCATTGTCACTATTACCAGCCAACGATGCGATAAAACCTTTAATGACTGCTTTTACAGTATTCAGCGCACTATTAAGGGCACGACCAAAAGAGACAACCTTTTCGATTGCCCCAACGGGAATTCCAGCAGCAACAAGTAAGTCAATATCAGCTGTACCACCAGCTTTCACTTCTTGTCCAAATGCTTTTAATAATAATTTAATTGAATTTAGATTGTGATTAACTTTCGCCCCTGCTTTTGTAAAAGCGTTAATAGCATTATCTGATATACCTGCCGCTTTCAACAAATCTATATCAGCGCTTCCTTGTTGTTTTACTTCTTTACCAAATGCTCCAATAAGCATACTAATAGAATTTAAATTATGGCGAACCTTATCACCTGCGGTAGCTATTTTTGCAGCTGTTTCTTCAGAAATACCTGTAGCCTTCATAATTTCCATTGCTGCATCTGTATTACCTCGTAATCCCGCGGAGAATCCCTTGATAATACTAGACAATTGAATGAACGGTTTCTTGATCATATCAACATGTTTATTTATAAGTTGAATTGTATCGTCACCAATACCTATAGAGTAAAGTAAGTCTTGCCCTTTAATTGGATTTCCGAATATCAACTGTGCAAAACCTTTTATTGCCTTACCTAAGTTATTAACAGCCTTTCTAAATGGTTCTACATTTTTATAAGCATAACTTAATCCAACGGCTAATCCCGCCAAAGCGGCCGCTACTGCCCACGCTACAGGGCTCGCCATAGCTAAAACCATCACGGCAGGTTTAATAACCATCCATAAAGCAGCAAATGCAGCTCTATATCCTTTTAGTAATCCCATTCCTGCCCCTAAGGGTAGCAATAGGAGTGTTAAGGCTGGAACAAGCATCATGGTCCCTTGTATAAATCTTGCTAATGCGGGATGTGCTTCATTAAATGCGGTAACCATTTTAGCCATAGCCGTGACGGTGTTATATATCGGTATCATCATAGCAGCGAATGCATCACGCATAGGCTTAAGTGCATCAGTTAAAGCTTCTATCATATCCTTATACGCTTTTGCATATTTAGGGTTCATTTCCATATTAGCTTGATGTAACTTACCATAAAACATCACAGCACTAATACCAACAACTAAGAAGGCTTGAGTCATCCCCATAATTGATTGGTTAATAATTCGTATCTGATCGTTCAATTGTTTAGCATTAGCTGTCGGCCCAAGAAACTCCAATGCTAATTGGGCCGCAGAGCTTCTATTAGCTAACCTTTCCATAGCATCGGTTGCAGCTAACGTTCCGCGTGAAAGGTTATACAAAGGATTACCCATTCGTTGCAGATTCGCTTTAAGTTTACTAGACGTAGTAGACATGTTATTCATCATACCGATTGTTTGTAATAAACTAGCCTGCATGAATACATCATTTGCCATCATCGCATCATTTGCTGCTTTTTCAGCAGCGCCAATTGCATTAATCTGAGAAATTAAATCCTGAGCACTACCGGAATACGTTGCCATTCCCATAGCGGCATCAAGATAAGCTAACTTTGTTCTTTTTAACTCTTCAATATGCGGACGCATAGCTTCTCTTTGTTCTGCTTTTAGTCGCCTTAATCTTCGGCTATACTCACTTGTAGAATCACCCATATTTTCAAGACTGCGATTGTATTGGCGTGAGCACGCAGTAGTTGCTCTGGTAAACTCGTTTAATTGACGTTGCATATCCGACATTTCACGTCTAATCTGATCTGTTTCAGCTCTGAATTGTACCACTAATTCTTCTTGTGTCGCCAAAATCTCACCTACCTTTCAATCAACCGAAGTTGAGATTTTGTAAGAATTGCATATCTTCCTCGGCTTGCTTCGCACGATTTTCAATAGATTTTTTCTTCTGTTCATCAGTAATCATTTTAGATCTATCAAATAAATCTTTTGGTTTCATGGTCTTCTTTGGATTACTGTGATAAACCGAGCGCATCATCAGCGCAAATATGCTGTATGTTTGCAATTCATCCAGATACTGTTCATTTCTCCCTGTCATCATGTTTTGAAACTCACGAGGAGTTAGGTTCATTACCTCATTTGGCAACAAACCTAAGTATCTGAATCCGTCTTGCTGTACTTTATCTATTTCTTCTCTAGAGAAGTCTGCGGTTCGTCGTCCGTCCCGTACATTTCCTCCGCAATCTCCTTGAACTCTGGATTCTTCGCTAGTAATTGTTTCTTCATTCGATTTTTGTACTGCTTCGTCTTCGCTTTGTAGAAAAAATTGTCCGCTACCACTTCGTTAAGGACATCTTCAATGTATTGTTGTGTGATTTTCTCTTCTACAAACAGTTTTTCAATAGCAACTGTAACTTTAGCTCGTGTAAATCCTTCTTCTGTATGCATTAATCCGAAATAAACCGCATCTTCAAACAAGTCTAAATCACCTTGTAAACAAGCAGCGATAACTTGGTTTGCACCACCCTCATATTTCTTATTCAGTTCTGCAATAGATTTATAAGTAAGTTTTAATTCATATTCTTTTCCTTCGATTTCAAAACGCATATATATCAATCTCCTTTTAATTGGATGTTATTTTTATATTTAAAAAGAGCGGTATAAAACCACTCTTATGCATTAGCCCCAGCAGGGATTTCAGTTAATGTTTCTTCACTTACAGTTCCAGAAAGTTTAGCTTCTAAAGAGTAAGTCGCAAATTCACCAGTAGATGCTGATTTTTCAAAAGAAGTCATCATGTAAGTTCCTTTTTCAGCTTTTAATGTACGTTTGTTAATTTCATAGATTTCAATGTATTCTTTATTACGCAGCTTTTTCTTTGCTGCATCAATAAATGGATCTCCTTCAGAAACAATCCCTTCAAAAGAACGAGTCTCTGTTACTTTTCCATAATCAGAAATCGTTCTATCCTTCGACTCTGCTTCAATTTCATCAGCTTCAATAGAATGAGATGAATCAGTTTGGTCAAACGGACGAATCAGTTTAGTTTTTAATGGATCAGTGGGATCAGGAATTACTACTGCATAAATAAATTCATCACCGCGGTACATCTTATTTGAAGTAGCAGTCGCTTGTGTTTCAGCCATGCGTTACACTCTCCTTTAATTTATATAGCTTTGTTCATATTCAAAAATCATTGTTAATTGAGCAGAACCTACCTCAACTGGAGCGGTAGTCACTCTTCTAAAATAGACGGTATCAGTCGATTCACTTCCATCCTCATTCCGAAGATTTAATGTATAACCGCTATGTCTAATCAAGTTCGCAATTCCGTCAGATAGCTCCATAGCTTCCTCTGTTGTTGCATTAAAAAACCTCACTGTCATTGTGTACAGTAAGGTAAAGGTATCCTTTGTATTTTTCAAATCATTCGTTGATAAGTGCGGGAAGTACACTGAAGGTATCCTTATTTCTTCTGGAACCTGTTCATGATACGCAAATGTACCTTGTGGCAGGTTATCAAAGATGAAAGCTTTCATAGAACCATGTATTTGTGCATACATAATCTAACCTCCATGTACCCATTGCCTAAATTTACGGTCGAATGCAGTTTGGAACATGCGCTCATATATTGCTACTGCGTTATCCCAATATGGACGACCTTCTATGAATTTAGCAGTAAGCATCATTCCGGTAGGTGCATGCGGATCATATTCAAAGTTATGACCTTCCCATCTACCAGGGACAAATCGTCTTACCTGCTGCCATCCATCATTTTGAAGCTTCGCATACTCCACATTTGTGCCAACCTCTAAAACCAATCCGCCATCAGAGGAACGCCATACGTTCCCATCGCCACCCTTATCAAACGAGTTGAGCAGCCGTCTTGTATCTACAACCGCTAATGAAATGATTTGATTTTGAACCTCTTCTAGAAATTGAAATCCGCTAGCTTCAAGCCATAAGGCTACGTTCTGGTCTAGTCCGTTTGCCATACGATTCAACTTGGCGCTGAATTCACGGAATCCTCTAGTTCTTATTTGGCTAGCCATGGCTCACTCTTCCTCTCTGCTATGGCTTTTATATGATAAACCTCGCCAGTAAGTGGATGCACTACTGGAAAAGGATTACGTATATAGTAAGTGACATTTGTATTCTTCTTGATCACTTTGTCATTATGTTTAATATCTGTACCAGGCATAAACAACACTCGTGTATGCTGTTCATTTAATTGGTTTGGTGCAGATTGTATTGCAGTGGGTCTAGAAATCGCTACATTTTCTGCAAAGTAGCAGCTTTGTTCTGCTATATTAGGAGTATCACTGTAGGAATAAACCTCTTCTCCTGGTTGCCCATACTTACCTGGCTTTGTTTCCTTCTGTAAATGGTAAATATCACATTCGTGGACCATCATCCCTTGCAGTGACATTATATAGTCCTCATTTTGAATGTGACTTTCCTTTTACCTGCGTTAGGTATAAATCTCTTTAATAAATTAAGCACATCAGGTTTAGTGATACTTGAGCTATCCTTCGTATATGAATAATCCCCACCACCAACACTTTCGGACTTAATACCTCTCATTGCGTTTGTATCAGCATTTGTACACGCATAATACTGAGATAATTTCTTACAAGCTAGTTTTACCTCTTCGGGAATTACTGGGAATTTCGTTTTATCAGCAAAATTAGCTATGTTAGGGATATTATTAATCTCTGTTTCTGCTTCAAGTATGTCCTGCTCCAATAGAGGAACAGGACGATTTTTGACTTCAGGTAATACTGTATAATCAATCAATTCTTGAGCAGTAATAAGTGCCATACTTATCACTCCCTTATTTAGTTGTTGTAATTGTAGAGTTCACTGTCGAGTTAGGAGCAGCTGCATCTGCAACAGTAGCTACACGATGCTTACCATCGTTAACATGTTGATTGTATTTTGATTGCACATCACCAATTTGAGACTTTAAAGAGTTTAGATCATCTACAATCGATGTTAACAACGCACCTAAATCAGTGTTTAAATACGCGCCAGCTTTACCGATATCTTTTGGAATCTTAGGCATTTACTTCACCTGCTTCTGGATTCTTATATTTAGACGGTTCTTTTACTTCTTCTAAATCCTCGTATGAATCTAGTAATTCATCACGTTCTTTTGCAGTAACCTTATGAGGTTCACCTGCATGAAAAAAGCGCCCTTCACCAATATGAAGAACGCCACTTTCATTTTTATATTGTACGTATGGCATTATTCTATCCTCCTATTCTTATAGCTTAGAACCTGTCATCCATGCAACTGCATCAACTTCACGGATTACGCAGTCTAAGTAAGCAAATAAGATGTGGTAAGTTGCATCTTTAGCAGCTGCAGTAGCACCTTGAGCAGTACGATTATAACGTAAGTCACGAGTAAATACAGGTTTTAAGTTCTCGCGTGGCGTTAACATAGCGAATCCTGATTGCATTTCTTGTACAATCTCAACATCGTAACCTGCTAATTTAGAAACTTTACCATCGATTAATACCGCGTCACCTAAGTTAGTTTGACGAGTAGTTAATAGGGACATTAACTTGTCATGCGTTTTTTGTGTAATGAACCAAGCAATGTCATTACGAGTTTTAAATTTATCAGGTAATACTGCTACATGGTCCACAAACGCTTGAATAGTTACGTCATTTGCAGCTAAATCAGTTTTATTTGTAGAGACTTTAGCCTTTTTAACAAATCCATCGATAATTTTAACGAATGGATCAGCAGAAGTAGTATCACCATTAAAGATTAAATCCTGTAAGTCGGTACCGAATTGCTCTTGAATCATGCCGATAATTACGTCTTCAACATTTTGACCACGGGAAGCTAATGCATACCACACATCATCATTTTGAATCCATTCATCCCACTTAACCTTCTTAACAGCATAAGGGATTTGACCCGGAGCAATTGAGCCTACACCAGTTGGAGTATCAGTTTTAGACGCTTCACGCAATTTACGTTTACCAACACTTAATGTATCGATATTACCAGCAGGAGCTTTCTTGTAGTACGGTTTTAATTTAGGTAATACTGTAGCTTTATTAATCGTATCGCGTAAAAACGCTTCTGCTTCCGCCTGTGGTAATGGTACGTTTACATCTTTTAAAACGATTTCTGTAGAACCACCTGCAATAATTTGTCCGTTATTCATATATATGTTTCCTCCTTAGTTACCAAAGTGTCTAGCGTAACCGCCAGTAGATTTTTGTACGTTTGTATGACCATCTGTATCTTGTTGGTTGCTGATGCCTTGAGACTTTTTAAGATCTTCTAACTCCTTTATGATTGGAGCAGTAGCAGCTTCAACAGCTTTCTCAACCGCAAGTTCCTCAGGTGTCTTTTCTGGTTCGATATTTAAATGTTTCTTAACTGTTTCTAGCTCCTTTTTAAGCGGTGCTACAACATCTTCTAGCGCTTTTGTTAATTGTTCTTGATTCATATTATCTTCCTCACTTCCTGCGCCTTCCGTTGAAGGTGTGACGCGTGTTTTTAGATTTGTTAATGATTCAATAGCTGCATCAATATCAGCCATATTTGTATTGCTAATTTTCTTACCTGCCTTTTCTACTTCTTCAACAAGAGATACAGTAGGTTTGTTTTCCCATGCCTTCACAACAGTTTCTGTCCCTTTTAATTCATTGATAATCTCAACAAATTCTAGTGCAGCTGCTTCGATACGATCTAAGTCGATAGCATCAGCAGTAGGGGCATTCCAAAGAGACTGATAAAAAGTATCTTCTAGAGCAGAGAAAGAAGCGTTCACATCGCGACGATGTTTGTTCTGATTGAACTTATCTCTAACTTCGCCTTTAGTAATTCCGTTAGTGATACCATCGGTTGTGAACTCACCAATCTCTTTTGCAACATGCAATGGGTTGATTTTTCCACCAAAAAAGCCCTTCACCAATTGGAAGAAGGACTTCATTTGTTTCTCTTCAGTTTTCGTTACTTCTTCCTCAATCACTTCTGTTTCAGCGATTCCTGCAAGAGAATAGCCTTGGAATTCACCTTTCTTAACAGCTTCCCATGTTTCCTCATCTGCTTTTGTAGTAAGGATCCATGTACCTTTCTTTACAGGTTCACCATTAAGCTCCATATCAGCAGGGGCAATATATGATTCAACAACTTCTCCAACTCCTGCTACAAAGTCGTGATTCTTATCGATTTGGCGGTACTTGAGCATAAACTCATGCGCAGCCTTTTCAATTGTCTTAGCATCCGCGAAATCCCCGTGAGCGTCGATTGTATCAGGCTCATATACAATTCCATAGACAAGACGTTCTGCTTCATCATCAGACTTAATAACCTTCACAGGCTTCTCGAAGTTTGGTTGTTCTTCTGATTTCGTCAAAAAGAACTTGCGTTGGTTTGCTCCATTCTCTACAAAAGAGACATGTGAAACCTGCAAGTTCTTCAGCTTACGTTTTTTCATTTATTCACCTCCTTTCAAGGTTTAGGCTTTACAGTGAATCCACTCATTGTATAATTAGTGAACTCTTCCGTTGACGCTTTTATATTTATTTCGGTGATCCCATGTATTTCTTCACCATTTATAAAGACTTCACCACATGGCTTATCGTCACGCGCTACAAATATCAAAGCAGGTGGTTCATCGAATTCGAGAGCGAACTTTTTTTCTGGTTTAGATGTTTTCAAAGGACGACCAAACCTATCTGCTCCTACATATACTTCCGAAGCGTCAGAGTCATCATTATCTGAGTACTTGTAAAAATCAGGGTTCATCTCATTCTTTCGATTCGGTTTAAAACGAACCAGTAATGTATACTCTTCAGCATATTCTGCCGCATCAATAGAATCAGTAGTTAGTAAACTGCAATGAGTTATTGTATCTTTCGCTTTAATAAGTTCTGTTATGTGATTTACGGAAAAATGATTTAACTCCATTGGTTTCAATCCGAAATATTTATTAAGAGACGCATATAAATCATTCACAACTTTGTTGTATTCTTCTATATGTTTCATTTCTTACTCAACTCCTTCAAAGTTTCTTCCCTAATCTTCTGCTTCTCTTCTTCAGATAGACCTAAAATATTATTATCTACCGCAGGACTAAGAACGCAATGACAATTTATTCTCTCTTTACCACTTAACGAACTATCCCGTGGAAACATGCAACGTTCACCAGATCCAGGTAGTTCAAACTCTTCTTCTACTAGAACCGTTGTACCGTCATACGCCACATGATTATCACGAGGTTGGTTATTCTTCGCACCGCTATGACGCCACTTCTTCCCAGTGACAGCAGGAGATTGGCGATATGATTCGAATTGAGAAGCAGAGCATGCTGCAAGGACCTCTGTCTGCGCTGTCCTCTTCGCTCTTTTACGGTCGAATTCCGGAAGCTTCGCAAGTTCTCTCGCAATTTCTTTAATGCCTTTACCCTTTTCCAATCCCTCGTTTAAGATACGTTCTACTGCTTTATGAGAGTTAATCTGCATGATTTTTCCTAATTCATCCGACCAACTATCAATCCACTTTGTAGTGCGTTTTGAGAAGATATTAAACTGGATATCCGGGTCAATTGCATCCATGAAAGCTTTTGCCATGTCCTTCATCGTGTAATTAAGGAATTTCCTAGCTGCTTTGCTCAAGCTTTTAGCGAATGTATCCGCTCCAAATAGGCTACCAGTGACAAAGTCGATAATGTCCTTTATCTTGATACCCTTCTCTACAGCATCCTTCTTCGTATAGTTCTTAATCCCATCGACGAAGTATTTCTTCTGCTTCCGAAGCAGTTTAGCGATTTCTTTTTCGAACTCCTCAACGTATCCTGGTAACATGTCCAGTACTTCTAAATCATCAGGTAATGAAGCAGTAAAGTCGTCAGCGTCGGCCTTTTCAATCCACTCATTCAATGAATCCAGTATCTTATCAATCTTCTGCATTTTGCATCGACTCCAATAAGTCACGTAAGTCTTTCATCACATTGACCAAATCCTCATTTGAATTGCTGTCAGCTGACTTTTGCAACGTTTCTCCTAATCCTTTTTGCCAACCGCCTACCTTACGATGTCTTTCGAGTACTAAAGCAACTGGCTCATTCATTTCTGGAATATCGTAATCGGAGAACTCTTTATTCAACATGTTACCAGCTATATTACGCATATCTTGGAATGTTAATCCACCCTTATCTGCAAGCACCTCGATGGTTTTAACCATATCCTCAGTGTTACTAATCTCAGACTTACGTAGGTTCACATATACGTGTTTTAACCCATACGGAAGCAGCAGAACATTATTGATAATGAACTCCAAGTTGTTACGTTCTGGTTCAAATACCTGTTCTTCTGTTATTTCACGCACAGATTCAGCAGTTGCTCTGTTAAAGTCCCGAATATAACCTACATACACATCCGGTAATCGGAATGCTGATTGTACTTTTTGACGTGACTTCTCATCATACTCAAGGAATAGAGCATCGTTTTGTAGGATATCAGCTAAAGATTTAAGTTCAATATCCACCGGCGTCGGCGTATCCCCTACAATACCTTCCTCAGCGCTTTCCACTTGTAACAAGAGATATTTATGTTGATTATCCTCACCTTCAACATTCGAAACGTAATCAGTTATGGCTGCTTCACTTTCTTCTGATAAAATCCCATTCTTCAATAAGATAGCCATTGGAATATGACGCCCTTGTTTGAAATAGCGAAGATTTAATTCTTCTGCCTTCCTAGCACCAACCATGTGAACAACATGCGATACCCAACGAGGAATTCCATATGGCCCATTACCAATCTTCAAATGGATGACTTCAGTAGCGTTTTTTTCTCCTAACGAAATTTCGGAAAACTCACCAGTCTCTTTATTTAAGAAGCGTGGATCGCCAAACTCTTTGAAGTAAGTATCTACTGCTCTTACTCGTTGTACATAGCGGCGGAATACCTTCTTACGCTTAATTTCTTTTCCATTTATTAAGTACGTTACCTCTTGAGGTTTATTATCCTTACGCGTCACTCTCATGTACTGTGGTAACATATTTATTAATTCAGTAGGTTTTCCTTCTAAATTCCGAATAACCTCAATATATCCATTGCCAGTCGTCTCTTTATCGTCAATACCCGTTTCGAGAATCTCCTTAAATGGCTTTTCAAAGCTGAATTGCGGAATAATCTCTGTATCAACTAGTGTCCACTCCGCTTTCATTTCAGGAGTTTCCTTGTCATCCTCTTGTTTATATTTCATTTCATGACCAAATCCAGCTATATTACGTTTGTAAGCATCAATGCATTGTCCAAGAATGGTGCTGTTCTCTCTAATCTGCTGTAGGTCTTCTATTCTATAAGGTGGTTCAATAATGTCATTTACTGCATACTTCTCTTCTTCGCTCTCTTGCTGACGTGATAGCACCTGAGTGTTTGTTCCTGCCGCCTTAATTACTTTGGCACTAACCTTCCTTTTATTCGTCATTAAGCTGCTTCACCTCTTTTCTTTTTCTTCTTTTTACGTAATCCGTAAATAACTGTATTAACAAAGTATCTCGTTTCGTCCATATGGTGATCATTCTCTTTCAACGGCTTATCTTCACCACGTTCTACAGATTTCTCATCCCATATATAAGAAGCGAATTCTTTAAATGTTTCATTGCAGCAGTCATTAAAATAAATAATGCCCGTGTTAAGTGCAACCCCGACATTCCCAATGCCCTCTTTAACATTATTTCGGGCCTTATATACTTTCCGCTTGTTTCTAACTAATAAAGCTATAAATGAAGCAGCAGACGGGTCAACTACTGTACCGCGAATTGGCAAATCTCCTACGAATTTTTCAAAGTCCTCGTAGTATTCCTGATCTGTTTTCTGCTTCTCTGTTTCTCTACCGCTATAACGGTACTCTTTCACCTTGTACCATACTTCTTTATCTTTTTTGATACATTTCCCCCATAATCCATATACCATAGCATTCTGTGTACCATAGTCACATGAGACAAAGTATTCAACGTATTCCCTTTCAATTGTAGGGACTTTATGCTTATCCTCATCAAACATATCGAATATAAGTCCGGAAGCAGCTGCCCAAAGGCCTAATATATATCGTTTGAAGAAGACTCCACTGTACATCTTGTAATAGCGCTGTTTTACTTTTTCGGACAAAGATAAGTTATCATCCATCGTAAAGCGAATGTGTAGTAAGTTCTTTTCCTTCGCCTTATCTAGCCATTCTGTTTTAAACCAATGGTACGGCCCACCAGGGTTGCAGTTAAACCAGACTTTTGAACCTTCTACAGAACAACGGCCAGTTGCTTGGTTAACAAATGAACGAACCATAAGCACAACTTCATCAAAGAAACATCCCGCTAAAGTAATACCTTGTATAAGATCCTGCGACGCTTCATCTTTACCCCCAAAGATATAAAAGAAGTTTGTCACGCCATCTTTAGTAATAGTAAGCATATTCTCACTTCGATGGTCCTTAACCTTATACCCACGAGACTTAAGCATTTTTTTAAGTGGCGTTATAACGTTACGACGGTGCGAACCAATCGTTTTACCACACATACCAAAGTTCTCGCCTTCAAATGATTCCATTGCCCACATAACGTAGGATAGAGCCATTGATACAGTTTTACCTGCACGAATAGAACCATCGCAAATAATCCCGTCATAATTTTTAACGGGACTGTTAGGCTTCCACCAGGTCAATACCTTCATCTGCTTCTTGGAGAATGGCTTAAATTTGAATGGAGCAGGTTTCTTTTTACGCTTCGGAATCGTCGTCATGGTCATCCCACACTTCCTCTACCTTACCTTCTAGCGCTTCTTTGAAACCATCGTCTTCGTACTCATCACCATCTTCACCTTTAATACGAGCAGTGTCAGCTTTAATCTTATCAATTTGAGATTTTTGTACTTCCATCTGCATCTTATGGCGTTCCTCTTCAATTTGTCGCTTGAAGTTGTCAGGAACTAAGTCGAAGTACTGTGCCAATTTATCCAAGGCTTTCATCTTGTCAGCTAGCTTAATGGAAATACCATCACGCCCTTGTTTCACTTCAGTAATAATCGAACCATCTACCATATCGGAATCAGCTAGATCAATATAGTTCATCATTCGTGTTTCAGTAATAAACTCCGTCACTTCATTTCCATCTTCATCTACTGATGTTTTTTCTAATGGTTCTAATTCAACTTCTCTTTGGCCGAAGGTCACATAGTTTGTAATATCAGCAAAAGCAATCTTAATGTACTCTTTAAGCACATCCATAGCTTCTACAAATACATTCTCGACTAACTCACCTTTAAGCTCTTTTATATAGGAAGAAACTCGTTCACGCCTTAACAATCGACTAGCCTGTACATGAGCGCTTTCCTTCGTATACCCACTTTTAAGAGCTGCCTGAGTTCCATTAAAATACTTTACATAATACAAGCAGAAAAGACGCTCCTTCTCACTGAGTTCTTCGTCTTCTAAGATTGCCTTCAATTTCTTCTTTGTTTTAGGGTTTTCCACTTTGGTAATTACCTTTTTACCAGTGGTAATATTACCGGTAATATTTTCGTCCCATTTATCCTTGGATTTCCACTTTCTAACGAGAGAAATACTCTTCCCTAACTCATCAGCGATTTCTTCAATAGGCTTTTCACCCTTTGAATCTTTGTACATCTCAAACGCTTTATCTCTTTCTACGCTTCGTCTGCTCACGTCACATCACCCACCACCTATATGTTAATAAGAAGTAATCCGCTATTTCTTAGCGAACAATATACATAGCAATACAAACAGGATAAAAGACATATATGATTGTATAGGGTCTTTTCCTCTTGTTATTTCTGCATATATCACCGCTAAATCCACTAAAGTACAAATAAGGAACGCTAATATAACGCCCCATCCTGATATGTTTCTCATCTATCACTCACCTCATGGTAATCCCTAATTTAGTCTTGAAAATCTCTAAAACTCGATGTATTATATTTTTGTGTTTTCTCAGTTCCCGAGCCGAGAATACATCATCACTTCTGAAAGGACCCGAACTCCAGCGGGTTCTTTTTATTTACTTGAACTCATTTTTGAATTATTGTATTATATTTTCGGGTCTTGCTCCATAAATCATTATCAGGAGAATCTGCAGGTTTGCAGGTTCTTTTTTTGTAAAATAAAAAAGCAGCTTATTAGCTACTGTAGTTGTTCAACTATCTCATTAAATAACTGTTTCCCTTTTTCCGGATATCTTTCTAATCCACCATCAGCAAAATATTCACCTTCACTATTTATCATCTCAATCAGCACTTCACCCTTCTCCCAAACCTGCAAAGAGAATGCTACACATGATTCGAATTCTTTTAATGCTTCTTCTCTGTCTGCTGTCGCTAACATAATATCCGTATCAGTGTTATCCCACATCACAACTGTATAGATCAGCATGAAATCACCTCAAATGAATTTTATGATTAATTTATATAATGCACTGTAAATTAACATCTATATCATAATAAATTAGTCAAAATGTATACATAGGTTAATAGAGAATAATATAGTCTTCTTACAGAAAGGCATATACTTATATCTACTTATAATTTATGTATCCAACACATACATATAGGTATACATAACTATTAACTAAAAAAAATCATCGTTAACTATCTCTATTTTTATCCGTGTGTGGAGAACTCCCTTTTGATTTGTATATAGACGTGTAAGCAAATTAGAAGGAGGTTCTACTATGAAAGCAGAACAACAACCGAGCAACAAATTATCACCTGAGCTTATTTTCGCTATTGCGGAATTAATCCGAGCTCTCCATGAAGCAGGAATCATTTGATTCCTGCTTTTCTATTTTCGTTCGTTGTGTTCGTTTGTTTTGTTAAAGTACTTCTGTCAAAATGCGAAACGATTTATACATCTGGTCTTCAATAGTAATTTCAATAGGCTTGCCAACTAACTCAGATACAGTATTTTCTTTTGCCTCTTCAAGTATCTTATGTACATCTTTTATGACTTTTTGGAATGCTGCATTCTTCTGCTCTTCGGAATCCCAATTGCAATGGTCACTTACATTTATTAAATGTTTTCCACCACAGTTAACGCCACTATTACCATCAAAACGAAATTCTAATTGTAATCCCATTAAGAATGGTCTGTCTCTATGATTTCCAAACTCCGCTTTCACGATTTTACCTAAGTACTTTTGTTCCATTTCCCTCACCCTTTCTCCCTACATGCAACACGTTTGCGCTTATCTTTCCTTAACAACAAACAAGACGCCACCCAGATCACGGCAGCGCCTACGATAATTGCTATTGGTTTAATCATTCGCTGATTACAATTTTAAAAGTAACTTCTATTTCATTACCTAATGCCGGTTTGCTCACATCTAATAATTTAAAACCAGTATTCAATAATGAATTTTTACATTCCATAAACGTCGCTTGTTCTATGTTATCTGTTGGGTCATAAGTAACAGTTGTTATCGTTTTTACTTCCATCATTCCCTTCCTAACCAAATGTCCATTTTGTTCAAATATAAGAATTACAGAACAACACAATTACTCATACATCGGCATATCTGCTACTGTGACTAAACTGGCACACGAATATATGAGGTTTACTATTATGTTGTTGTGTAATTTCTATATAACAAACAAAAAAGCCATCACCGAAGTGACAGCTCTTTACAAATTATAAAAATATTAAAGGGGATGGGAGAAATCATTCACGAAAGGGGAATTTCGCAATCATTTCAAGGTCAAGATTACTCTCAACCTTCTCAAAACAACCGATACATACAATGTGACTCAGGTTTTTAGCTCTTTGGCTATCCTGGTTATCGTGTTCGGTTGCTTGGAGAAGGAAAAGACCTTCTCATTTATCCTCCGTGGAGTTTGCCAATACTTTGGCTGTCCCGTGACTTCAGGGTGTCACATACCACTTTCCTTATTGGTCAATACATCGGTTGTTGGGAACCTTAGCTGACCAAATCGTTTTATACAATGTAATTATATCTAGAGGGAATATGTTTATTCCGTCCCCCTGTTTGAACCTACACAACCTGTAGCGGCACCCACTCACTGCACTACTTGTATTGGCTCAAACAAAGAGCGGAACTCTTTGCCTAACGAAAGATGTGAGTAATTCGTTAAAATTAATTGATCATTCGTTCTAAATTGATGAAGCAGCTCTGTATTCCTATTAATATTTAGAAACGCGTAATCATCCAATCATGGACCATCACCCCATTTCCATTTTCAAGAACAACATTAACAGAGAATAAGAGGTACTATGTTCACCATCAACCCAGAGGACATGGCGGTCTCTGAGCTGATTACTAAACACAATAGAAACAGCATGACGAATGCGAGTTATCTCACACCCGCCACACTGGAATATGTCATTGTAATTAACTCATTGGTCTTTTCGTCTTAACGCGGGTTCTTACCGCCTTGCCCGCCCTACTATGCGGTATACGTTACCGTGACATTCTCGCATAAGAACGTTTCACTTATAGGTGTACTAATCCTCTTCGATATGCGGTTGTCAAAGGGCTTGTACATATAATTTATAATTTTTAGCATTTTATTTAGTCCCCCAAAAAGTTCGCGTTTTGTTCGCTATTTTTAAATGATTCCTAGTGCTGTAGCAATCAATTTAACCGCACTCTGCTTCTTCTCATAGAAATATGTCTTCTTAAGTAGAAGATCATGATAAACATCTGAATCTTTTACTCTCTCGTTTGTCAGGAACTTACGCTCAACGATATTACGCTCATCCTCATCTAATAAATTGTTAAGTGCCTTCTCTACCTGCTGCACCTTCCATTTACTCGTATTCCTTGAATCACGCAACTCAGGGAATAAACTGATTCCTTCCTGCTCCACATCATTACTAAATCTCATCTTGAGTGCTCTGTACTCCTTTAATACGCTTACTACTTCCTTTTGTACTTTTTTATCATCTACAGCCGGTAATAAAGTTAATTGTCTCTCCATGAAGGAATCCCCCTATTTCTGAATTTGTCTTTTTAACATCACGTAAGGTACGTGAAATTTTACTATCTCATTGTTGAATAAGGGAACGATGCTTAGTAAAGTAGCCCCCACCAATCTACTCTGCATGGTTCCGCTATCCATTTACTTCTTTAATGAATCTAGTACTTGTTTCAATTCGCAATCATCACTATGATAATCACTGTATGAGCAATACGGACAATCATTACCAAAGAAACCTTGTGAAAACTCAAGTTCTTCTAGCAACTTAATTACTCGTTCTTTATCCATTTCTACCTCCATTAAGCTGTTTTCTTATTAATAGTACATCCTCTACTGAACTGCCATCCATCATTTAAATGGTCCATCAACTCCTGATACGTAAATACATCGAATATCGTAACGCACTGACTATCTCCAAATCCTGGTTCTTTTCGGAACAACATATATTCTTGCGTACCTTCGTATCTCTTTATGATGCTCACTCCTTTATGATCTCGTCCATTCACCTAACTTCTTGTCCCATATCACAACGATTAGCTCTTGTTTGTTTAAGTACTCCCATAGCTTCTTACGTATCGGGAATCCTTCATTAATTGCCTTCTTGCTTCCTTTCACATCCACAATCTCTACACGCCCGTCTGAGTACGTTACTTTAAAATCTGGTGTAAACTTCATAGCTGACTTTTTCGACTTACCTGACTTCGTTATGCTGCTCTTAATTTCAAAAGTTGGTACTAAGGTGTAGGATGGATGGCACTCGATATGAGCAACATCCTCCCGTCCCTTTAAGTACTTGTAATAATTCATCTCTGATTGTGAATCAAAATCTATTCCGTCATAAGTTACTTTCTTCTGTTTGATCCGTGGCGCATTCTTTTTCTTAGTTGTTACCTTTCTCTTTCTAATCAACTAGTAACCTCACTTTCTATTAAAAGGATTATTTTGTTAAAAACTTTAAATACTCTACTTCTGTTACGCATTCGAAATCATAAAATCTCTGGTTATTATCAGTAATCACATAATGAGTTTCTTCCAATGGATCGTCATCAAATAAATAAAGATATATACCACCATGTGTTAAATCATACGGTTCTTTATCTATAACTCTTATATGTGTAGCTTCTATTTGATTGCATGGAACTAATCTAACGTTGAGTATCTCCATCTTTATCAAAATGCTCCTTCTTTTGTTTAGTTTCTTGACGATTAATGAATTCTTTCAAAATTAAAATCGTGGCTTCTTTTGTTGTATATCCAAACCGCTTTGCAAATTCTTCTGCATGAGCATGAATATACCCACGAAAAAAATATAATTTTTCTCCTTCTGTCATTTGATTGGTTATTTTTATTTCATTATTCATTTTCTACTTCAGCACATTCATCGCATTCAAATTCCCAATGGCCTTTTTTATCGGGGAAATAATGACTTGCAGGTTCTCCGCAAGCACACCAGAATCGAGTCATGTCATCCCTATACTGCACACCTCCGTCTTCTCTTTGTATCAATGTCAATTCGCCTTTAATCATTTCCCTCTTCCTCCCCTGAATAAAACTCAATATTCCGTCAATACTGTAGATACCATGATAATCCTTTCTCCTTGTTCCCCCTTGGAGATGAGCAGTTAGCTTTTGCTAGCTGCTCTTTTTAATTTGCGCCTTTCCTTTCTTTTGTCAGCTCTTTCAGCGAACCACTTTGGACACATCCAACCTATCCATACTGTTGAACTCTCTTGACATTCTATAGTGAAATTACGATGCAATTTACGTTTTCGGTTACGCTCCTTAATTTTTTTAAGGCGTTCATGCTCTCCACCAGCAGTTAATGTAGCTCTCCATCTATACATCCTCATATCCATTCCCCTTTTCTACAAAATGAAATTTTTGTTTAATTTTTCTTAATTGTTATTTCATTGCCGCATTGACACTCTATAAATACATCCGGCTGATAAATGCATTCAATTTCGCCATCTAACTGTATTTCTCTTTCATCATTCAAACCATCTTTAAAAGCGACTACATTACCGCAGGTGCAGCATTTTATTTCGAACATATCCTTATCTCCTTTCTACTAAAATGAAGTTTTTATTTAGCTACTTGATAAGCTTTACAAACCCATGATTCATCTTCGTCTGCATCATCCGCAAAGAATATTTCTATCTTCAATTTCAAACCATTCTCCATTACGGCCGTCGCCTCAAATACTCCGCTTATATGATCGAATTTCTTGATATCCTCGTCCTCTAACATTCCGAATTCTTCTGGGAGACTATCGTAGAATTTTTCTACTGCATTTTCTAAATCATACTGACTTTTATATGTTTGTTCGTGAACTAACTGGACCACCATTTTCATTCTCCTTTTCTAATAAAATAGCGTTTTTGTATTAATCTTCTCCTCTGAAAACAACAGCTATATGATCTGTATTTAGTGCACATGGTAAGTACAATCCGTTTCTTAAATCAAAAAGCATTATAAATTTTTCTTCATTCAACATATCCATAATGTCGCTAAAACTTTCTTTGCTAAATAGCGTTATCAGTTCATCCTCATTTTTTAGTGATACATATAATTTCCGATACTTGTCCAACAATTCCACCTCTTATTCTCAAATAAAGATTTTGTTCTATTTCACGCCTTTTCCGAAACACTTACTACATTGTGCTTTTTCACCAGTATCCCGAATCGAATAATTATAAATAGATTTAAACTTAATATCAGGTACCGTTATAAAAACAAATCCTTTACCACCGCACGCCTTACACTTTCTTGCTGCCATCCGCCATCACCTCACTCTCTATTAAAATAAGAATTTTGTTTAAATTTCATCCTCATTTTCTAGCTGCACAAAATCAACCGATTCAGAATAATATCCGTTTGATTCACCTAACCAACGTAATGTTACATATCCCTTGATTGTTGCTAATTTATAAAACGTCCATGTGCTACTTCCCCAATCGTTATCTGGTCCATCTTGACTAACTTCTTCTGCCATAGTTATAGGTGAACCAATAAGATCATCTAAATCTCCAATAATTTCTTCAATCCCAACCCCCTCACAGCACTCTTGCTCATGATACATTTTGTAAACTTCACCATCAGAGGTATAGAATAATAGTTCGTTCGGAACATCTTGCTTAATTTTTGTTAAAACTTTCCCTTCCAAAATATCAAATGATACATAATCCATTTCTCATCCGCCCTTTCTATTCAAATAACTATTTTGTTTAAATTTCATGTAGTTCGCCGATATAAGCTGTAACATATTGAATATGAGATTCTTGATTGTTATTTCCGAAACATGTCTCTATTCGGTCTATGTTTATACTTGGGAATCTTTCTTCCAATAGGCTTATCAATAACTTTTTATTAGTATCGTTATCCGCTAATTGCAACTCGTTATCTTCTTTCATAAGGATGAATCCCCGATCACGTAATTGTTGGATTTTATCTACTTCATCTTTTTTATCCGATATTGGTTTTTTGCTAAAGATTCTACTAAGTCGAGTTAAACTAAAAGCGAACTTTACATCCAGCCCACCATACTCAGTGAAGGTCATTTCAGAAATATAATTAAATCCAATTTCTCTCCACCAGCCTTTAATTTTATTAGTTAATGCATTAAGCTGTTCACTCAAACCATCAATAGGCTTCATATCAGCCATTTTTTGTTCTAGTTCTCTAATACGTAAATTTGCATTCCTAAGATCAGCACTACGTCTTTCTCGTTCCTTAGCTAAATCAGATTCGTAATTTGTTTCTTTAGCTATAACTGAAATATGACTTTCTGATAAAGAAATAAGTGTACCCTTCATCTCTTCTGTTAACTTATCTTTTGATAACCATTCATGCATTTGTTGTGCTGCAAAACATAAATCTTTTAATCTCTTTAAAGTGACCGACTTTTGATCTTCATTCAAAATAACTAATGGTTTTTGATTTTCCACTTCTCATTCCCCTTTTCGATTAAAATAACGCTTTTATAACACTTCATCATGATTAATTTGTTTTGAAATAACTTTAGCTTCATGACCGTAATATCCGTTATGTTCGTTGTAAGCTACAAATTGGAGAGTCCCTTTAGATGTGACGATATCGACGAACATTACATCACCTTCAAAGTACTCACTTTCTATATCCAAATCATGCTTTTCAAGAAGCCCTTCTTTTAATTCCGTATCAGTTATTTTTACATCAATAAGTTGCGCACCTATAAAATCGTTAAAATCATCTTCTGACATAAAGTAACCAAAGTTTTCGCAGCAAGATTGTTCATCATCAATCAATAGCTTGATTACCTGTTCGTTTGTCGTTATAGCGTAACCACTCATGCTTGCCCATCGCACCTTCTCTTGATGCTCTTCAATTTTTAAGATTTGTTCCATTTTTAGTTCCTCCCTTGTTTTCATACAAAATTCAAATTTTGTTTTACATTACTCCCGTTGATCCAAACCCACCAACGCCGCGCTCGCTATCCGATAGTTCGTCCACTTCTTCAAAATGAGCTGTTACTACCGGCGCTATGACGCCTTGAGCGATGCGAGTTCCCTTTTCAATTACATGTGCTTTCATATTTAAACTTATTGATCTTTCAGTATTATCAACCAACACCCCAACTTCTCCACGGTAGCCACTATCCACTGTTCCAAGAACAACTCTCAACTTTGTATTACGCGTCATACCGCTACGCGGGCGTACCTGTAATTCATAACCTGGTGGAATCTCGAAAGCTAATCCGGTTTGTACAACTTTTGTTTCGCCTGGCCAGATAATCGTGTCCTCCGCTGCTACAAGATCAAAACCGCTATCTCCTGGCTTCGCATATCGCGGCAACTCCACATCTCTTACTCGCTTTATCTTTGTTCTTAAGTTCATTCCATTCCGCTCCTTATAAGTAACTTTTCAACTCTTTCTTCCGATTTTTCAACTCATCCAAAGCTTTTCTCGTCTTCTGCCTTTCACCATCCATCATGACTAGGTGGTATTCTAGATTACTAATATCGCTTTCTACCTTTTTAAGCTCACCTTCCACCTGTATTTTGGTTTCTTTCTTCATGCAATCCCTCCTACAGTCCTAATGCTTTCATGATCTTTCCGATATTTTCATCGAAGCCAATTAATGGTTTATAATCAGTCGAACCTTCCTCTGGGTCGATAAGAAATGTAGGCAGTGAATTCGATTTTAATTGTTCTGTTAAAAATTTATAATCATGCTCATTTTCATCTACATTTCTTTCAATCAATTCAACATTTTCTTTTATTTCCGGTGGTAGGTTTTCCAAATTCGCTTTCGCTCTCATGCATTTCGAACAAGAATTTCCCGTAAACATAACGATCTTAGTTGCCATTCTCCTCAGTCTCCTTCGCTTCTGCTAATAATTGAGTTACTTCAAACGTGCCATGCTCTGTATATTTCATTGTTCTTCCTCCTCATAATCTGCTAAGATATCTTCTAAACCAATTGCCGTTCCTTCTAATGTGTGCCACTGTCCACGGTGGAATCCCGCTAACCCCAAGTCACCTTTTTCAAATGCTTCATCCGCTTGTTTCCTGCTCTCAATTGCCGATTCGTGTAAACCTTTTATAAATTCCTCAATCGCTTCTCTCATAACTCCCAGCCCCTTTTATCAATTTAAATAATTCCTGCTCACTCATTTCATAAAGCTGACGTCCAGTACTTTCTTCTTTGTAAACCCCTTTAAGCAGAAGTACTTCTATGTAGATTCGCTTTTTGTTCACGATTGAAATACCTCTTATTTTTCACTACTGGAATTGTCATTGCGTCTTCCTTGCTCCACCCTTTATAAACGCGTTGGTAGTATGTTTTTTCGCTTATTCCATTTTTTATCGCTATAGCCGCATTGCTGATTCTTTTAATTGGTTTTTTTGTCGCCGCTTCCATTGGGTCAAAACCTAAATCCATAACCCTTTTATAAAATGTTTGATAAGCAATTCCGTTACTTTTAGCAATTTCTAATTCTTCTTTATACTCTTTAGAAAAATTCTTATGTTTTAATGGTTGTGTCGCCGCTTCGTATGGTGTCATTCCTCTTCTGAGACGAGCATAAAACGCTTCAGTTCCAATTCCATTGTCTAGTGCCATTTGAAGCTCCACGCTGTATTTATTGCATTTAACAGCAGCTTCATGAGGATCCATTCCATCTTTTATTCTCTTTTTATAAGTGCCATAATTAATGCCGTTCAATTCAGCTAACAACATTAGAGTGCGATCTGTTTGTTTGTTTTTTGTATTATGAAGAGGTTGTGTGATAGCTTTCTCAACCGACCAACCATATTCATTTACACGTTGATATACATTTTTCTTTGAAATACCGTTTCTATTTGCAATTAAATACTGTTCGTCTGTGATGTATATTCTTGTCATTTTAAACTTCCTCCTTATCTTTCATTGAGCGACGTCTTCCTGGATGGATTACCGGCCTCGTTGCTGCTGTTTCTAAATCTAATTTCTGATGATAGATACGTGTGTAAAAGGTGTTACGTTTAATGCCATTCCTCTTTGCTATCTCTAACCATTCATTCATTGTGTTCATCTTTCTTACTGGTTTTGTAGCAGCTTCTTCATATCCCCAACCTAATTGCAACCTACTATAAAAGGTTGTTTTTGAAATTCCATTCTCAAGAGCTATCTTTGTCCATTTTCCATGTTTACGTTCTTTACATACCCCTAATGGAGCAGTAATCGCTTCTTCTATACTCATCCCCGATTCATTAATTCTTGAGTACACAGTGTAGTAAGATATTCCGTTTGACTCCGCAATTTCTTTCTCTTCTTTCGTGATTGCTCCTTCATGAACCGGAATTGTTGTCGCTTCTTTTATCGTCCAACCGTTTTTAATTCTGCTGTACAATGTGTGGTAGTTGATTCCGTTATTTAATGCTTTTTGTAAATTTTCTTCGCTTATCCAACTCGGCATTTTCTCCCTCCTAATCTAGTGCCAAAAATTCAGCCCTTGTACGATTCGAATGTTTTATCTCAATCTTCTGAATACCCTTACCATGCTCTTCTATCGCTTCATTCCACGCTTCGTTTTCTGTATCAGTATCAAAGCAATCCATCTTTTGTTTTTCGTCTTGATCGAAGAAATGGACTTCGTATGACGTTATAACGCTAGGCTTTGCTAGGAATCGCTCGGCTGTGCTCTTTGCGGCATAATCGAAACTTCCCACAACATCTTCAAGTGTTAGTTGTTTCATGCTCCTAACCCCATTGGACGAGATTTAATTTTGTTTTTATCCGCCTGATCCATGATTAGTGCCGCAACTTCTAATTGATGTCTGCCCATCTCTACTGCAATTTCAATGATGTTTTTGCCCTCTTTCCACATTTCTTGAAGCCTAATAACTTCACTTTCATCAAATACAAGGTCCAGCTCTTCTAAAGCGATATACATGTTACGACGCGAGTTCTTCATGTACTTCCTCTGTTGCGCTGCTATTGTGTAATTCTCCATTTCCATTTCCGTTCCAAGTCTCGCCATCCCATTTCCCCTCCATTTGTAATTGATGAATTGCTCTTAATCTCGCCATAACGGCATGACGCTTTCTATCTACTTCCTCAGGCGTTTGATTCGCCGCCTCGCAAACGCATGGTCCAAATTGATATATACCCGTTCCAATGTCATTCTGAATTACTCCTGTTCCGTTACATGCACACATCTTAATTCCCCCTTTTATTTATGCCGTTCTATAACTAACTCCCTTAACTTGGTACAAGTATTTCTTGCTCATTCCATACAAACGATCAGCTGCCGCAAATCCTATTTTGTCTTCCAATGTGTCTAAGTCTTCATTGCTTGTATACCAAATCGGTAAATTCCGTAAGTATCGTTCATTAATAATCTTGTAATACATATCCTCTTTGAACTCGCTGTACTTCGATTTTGCTATGTCATCCCACACAAGAATGTCACAAGTGCATAAGTCATGAAGTAATTCGTTTAATCGCTTTTTATTGTCATTTAGGAACGCTGCATTTTGTATTTCAGCCATAATATTCACATCCTGAACACATAACACTCGTATCCCTCTTAAACGCCCTGTACGCTCATCTACGACCTTGAATTTATTCAAAGCGTATTTAGCTGCTGCTATTTGTAAATGAGTCTTACCTAATCCATACGAGTTGTTTTCCTGACGCATTTTGTTTCGTTCTCCTGGAGGCAAACTTTTTAATCTCGTTTCACCAACTGACGCAATAAAACCGATACTATTCATCTTTGAATCTCTAATTTCGTTAAAGACTTTCAAATACTCGATCATAGCATCATATAAAACTTTCTGCACTTCTGCTTCTCTTATGTAGTTATCGAATCGTGCATTTTCAAACTCAGATGGAATCATTGCGTACTTGAAACGAGATTTTAGACTTTTCCGTTCTAAGCATTCACATTCGATAGCAACATCAACATATTTTCCTTTTAGAAATTCAGATGGCTCTTTAATGAATGT